AAGGTTTTTCATTTATAAATATTAAAAATTTAAAAAATAATATTTTAAATATAATATAAAATATATACAAATTTAATACAACATTAAATGGATAATATATTAAAATAATAATAATAAAAATAATAATAAATAAATAAATAATAATAAATAATAATAATATGGAAAATAAAATTGTCAAAAGGTTTGTTATATCAAAAAATGGAATTGATAACAAAATAACGTGTGAATTTACTAACAAAAAAAATGAAAAATTTATATATAATCAATATACTATATATAAACAATTAAAAGATAAATTCGATAATATGGAATGTTTTCAAAAATATAAAACATATACTAATACAAATAATTTACCAAAATTTGTCAGAGAATTATCAAGTTTAGTATAATATAAAAGTGGAGGTTTATGACTTTCTTTTCTGATACCACTTTAAAAACTGTTGAACCAAGTCAGAGATAAATGGTTAATGTGAGTTCGATTCTCACCTATCTCACTAAATTATAAAATATGAATAAAGTAAAATTCGATAGAGATGAAGTATATAATGTATGGATTCAAAATCACTGTGAATTAACACATGACGAAATCTCTGATTACATTGATAAAATTAAATTTTTGTACGAAGAAAATGATGATGAAGACTTTAAATTCCTTCAAAATCAAGACCCTTTAGAGATAGATGATATGTGGTCAAATTACTGGGAAAGTTTTAAATGGAATTTTCCAAATAGAATAAAATTAAAATAAATAAATATGAATAAAAGTATAACTGACATACTCGATTATGTATTAGTGGAATATGAACACTTGACTACTGTTCAACAATGTAACTATATTCTAAATAAATATGATATAGAAATTACTAATGACATATTGATGTATATGAAAAATAATGGATAATATGAATAAAAGAAAACAAGTTAAAATAACATTATATAGTTATCTTAGTAATGATAACTTAAATAAATTAATGGAAAAAATGTTATGGGATTCAGAGTACAGTTATGTACTTGAAGACTGTGAATGGAAAATAAATAAATAATAGTATGGAAATAAGAATATACGATGGTCAAACCGACAACGAAGTAGGTAGATTATATCTATCTCAAAGTGACGGAAAACCATCTAAAAAAGAAATAATAAATAATATAAAAGAAAACTACAATATAGATACTGTATATTGGAGTGTAATGTAAAAACAAATAATATGATTGTAAAAAGAAATGATTTTAATAGATACTTAATCCACGAGTTTATGAATGATAAACTACCTGGATATAGTTCAGAATTTAATGGTAAGTGGGTATTTTCACTTGACCATCATTATGAAAATGGACCTAAAGTCGCGTACGTTAAAACCGATACAGGTCATGAAACTATTTATCTTCGTGATGAAGATGATGTTGACTATACTTGTCAAAGAATTCAAGAGACATTAATCAATTTAGATGATATATATGAATCAGAGAAAAGAATTGATGAGTATTGTGTTGAAAATCCGTGGACGAGACACGGAACTTAATGTGTAATTTAAATTAAATATATGAAATTAGTAGAAAAACTAAAAAATGGTACAGAAATGTACAGACTTGATGATGGTAGACTTGGTAAAATTTACCCTAAATCTGGTTATGTTAGAGTGACTACACTCAGACATGGTATCAGAGATGGTAAATATCACCGTGAAGATTCTACAAAAAACAGTAGATGGTATCAAATAAATAAAAAAGAAAAGTATAAGGATAAAGGTATGAAATTCAGTCATGTTAGAAGAATATTAATACCAAAAAGAAAAGACCAACTTGCTTTTCTTAAAGCGTTCAATGATAAAAATGCAGATAAAGTGATGCAAATGAAGAAAATGTTAGAAGGATATGCCAAAGGTTTAAGATGGTTTTCTAACTTTGAAGCAGAAAAAAGAGCTTTACTTCATATTAACTTAGATGATAAGTTAAATCAAATCAAAGATGCTTTAAAATCTATTGAAAAAGATGTTACTTCAAGTAATTTCTGGAAATAGAATTACAAACCAAATACAATTTACTTTAGATAATATAATAAAATATATATATGAAGTATTGTAAATGTGGTAATATTCTTCATCCTGTTCGTTTAGAATTAGGTTATAATAAATGTGTGCAATGTTCTGACATTCAACAAGTTAGTTATATACCTATTATTGCAAACAAACAGGTTTTAGAAGTACAAGTTGTTAGTCAAGAACTAAGTGCACAAGTACATAAATCTTGGCGACGCAAATAGAGTTGCATGGTGATTTAGTGGGTTCGATTCCCACTCAACTCTCTAACTTTAAATAAATAAATAAATATGAATTTTCACTTAAACAAAAAGTATAACTTTGTAAAAGGTTTAACTTTAACAGAAATAATAGTGTATGGTTACATTGGTTTACTATCACTAACTGCAATAGCAGGTATAATAACTGTATTTGGTTACATTTTACTAAATCCAGTTGAAGCAGGTAACGCAATGGATAACAGTGGTTTTAACTTTTAATTATGAATATAAAACAAGATAAACTAGAAGAGTGGAGAATGTACAAAATAAAACATTCTCAACATTATAAAAATATCGTTGCGATAGATTTAGCAAAATACATGGTTAGTTCTTTTAAGAAAAACTATTCCATACATCAACCTAAAAGCATTCAACCATATTTTGAATCAGAGTTAGATAAAATATTAAAAGAAATAGATAAAATTAAATATTGGTAGTATGAGATTTACAAGAATAGACCCAAAGCTTATTAAAAAACATAAAAATATGATAATGAATCAGCTTTTATTAAATTTTAATAAATCCTCTGGATTAACTCCTCTTGAGTTAAGAGCAAAATTAAAAGAATTAAGTAAAAAATTAGATGAATTAGATGAATAATATAGAAAATTGTATTGGTAGTGGTGTAAAAATCACTCAAGTTGAATTTAATATTGGACTTGATGGTCACATGTATACTGAAAATGGTGTTGCAACTTTATTAAGGCAAGCTGGATTTAAATTATATGATGACGCTTACTTTGTAGATAAAGGTAAATATTTAGGAAATGATGAACCAACTTTTGTAGGTTTAACTTCAATTATTGCTTCTATAAAGGAAATAAAAGACAAAGTAAAAGATTTATGCGATATATTACAGCAAGATTGCATTGCAATTCTTATTGATAATTATAAAGGTAAATTAATATATAACAAAAGACATCTAAAACAAGTACCTAAATCAAAATTTGATTCAGATTTGTTTATAGATGCTTATAATAAAAAGAATTTTAATAAAAACTTTAAATAAATGGAAAAAGGATATATAACAATATTAGACTTTGAAATAGGTAATGTATTTCAATATGAATTAATAGATATAAATATGCAAACAGAAGAATGTGAGCAATTTATAGAAGATAAAGGGCATAATGCTACTAATTGTGAATGGATGTGTCATAAAAACAAAGGTGTAAGATTTAATTACCCTCAAGAAGTGACAGAAGATTTAAGAAGAATTGATATTAATATGGATGGAACAAGAGAAATTTGCGGATAATATGAAAAAAATAAAGAAAACATCAGATAAATTTAAAATGTTCTTTGATGGATTACCTCACAAAGGATATATGCTTGGTGATTTACCACCTACATTCGGCAAGAAATGGATCGAAGATTATGATGAGGAAGGTGAATTAAACTTAAAGCAAGGTATTAGTAAATGGTATAACTATAAAGGATTAACATGGATAAGAATAACGAATTAGAAATAAAACAAAAGCTTAACAATGATGCATTTGATAAAGCTCAATCGCAAATGTATAATCTTAAACAAGATATTGTAAGACAAAAAGAAGAAATAAGAATAGGTGGAGATGGTACTATTCCAGTAGAACTATTAAAAACCTGCTTACAGTCAAGTGAAAAGCAATTGGCTATATGGGAATATATCAATGAACTTATATGGCATGATATGGACCATGAACTACCAACACAGAAAACTTGGCATAAATTACAAACTAAATACGATTAACTTACGATAATATATATACATATTATTATTATTTAGGAAGTGTCTGGAAGACTGTAAGTCAGAAAGATGATATAAACAGATAGAGTAAGACGCTTATGCCCTCTTAATGCGGAAGCTATAAGCGCGTACATTCCAGTTTCATCCACTTCCACCTTATATTGCGCGGTAGAGCAGATGGTCAGCTCGCGAGTCTCATAAACTCGAGGTCGGTGGTTCGAATCCACCTCGCGCACCTAACTTTAAATTAAATAAATGGATTATATAAATAAATTAGAAAAATATCTAGGCGATAAATATGATTGCTTAGTTAAAATCGGTGAAAATATAAATAACCCCGATTTAGAATTATCTGAGTGGTATACTGCTGATGATTATACAGTATATGTTATGACAAATGATGCTAGAAACATTGATTGGGAAAATGATGTATACTATTATGAACCAAGTTTTGATATTATTATAGATAGAATACATGAAACAGTTGATGATATGGGTTTTGGTGGTGAAGTTAAAATATATATGGACACTGAACAGTTTTTACCTGAACAGGATACACTTGATTGGTTAGAAGATAAAGATGGCAACTAGAGCACTAATAAGAGTTATACCCAGACAACAAGGTATTGCGTATGACAAAGGGCATATGTATGTAGAAGAGTCTTTAGTAAATATATATCATCATTATGATGGTAATCCTGAGCATTTAGGTGTTAAACTAGCTAAATTTTTATTACCTTATAAAATTACAAATGGTGTTTCTAACTTGAATGTTAAAGATTTTACACATTTAGCTAATGGCCCAGAATGTTTAGCAGCACAATTAGTTAAACAATTAAAAACTGGTGACATTTGTGACACGGTTGTTGGTAATGTATATTTATATCCAAGAAACTCTTATAAATATGATGCGGAATATATATATACTTTATATCCTAAAACAGACGAACCTACATACGTAGCTATTTATAAAAACTTTGATGATGAAGTTATATTTGTAGGTACACCAGATAAATTAATTAAAAAGTATGACAGACAAAGAGATAAACAAATTAGCAGCACGAGTAGCTGATCTTGTACTTAAAAAGTTTGTAGATTATTATGATAATCATGAGTCTTTAGAAGTGTTTAAACCTACTGAAGAAGATGTATTAGATTTTGAAATACAAAGACTTAGCCAGCTATTGTACCAATATGAAGAAAAAGAAGAGTATGAAAAAGCTGCAATTGTTAAGAAAAAACTAGAAATATTAAATAAAAGACGTAAAAAATGAGTGATTTTAATGTAATGCTAGCACACCCATACGGCAAAAAAGCGTTTGACAAAGACTCTTTTATTCAGCCAAAACTAGATGGTGTTAGATGCTATATAACCAAAGACGGCGCATTCAGCCGCAACCACAAAGAGTTTAAAACTGTAGATCACATTAAAGATCTGTTTAAACCTCTATTTGAATTGGCACCCGATATAATACTTGACGGTGAACTCTACAACCACCAATTTAAAGACAACTTCAATAAAATTATATCCCTTGTGAGAAAACAAAAGCTAACTGATGAAGATAGAGCTGAAGCTAAAAAGTATATACAGTTTCATTGGTATGATTTTTACAATCCAAGTGATAAATTTGCAACATACAGAAGAAGACATCAGCTTATTAAACTAAACGTAACAGAGCTGCAATCCATATTTCATAAAATATTAAAATTTCCAATCGTACCAGTTGAAGCATACGAAGTATCCTTACTTGATTCAGCTAAATTATGGCATGATCACTATATTAAAGCTGGTTATGAAGGTAGTATAATTAGAAACAATAAACCTTATGAACAAAAAAGAAGTTACAACTTACAAAAATTCAAAGATTTCCATGACACAGAAGCGACAATTGTTGGCTATGTTGAAGGCAAAGGTAAAAGAAGCGGAACAATTGGCAAGTTCTTGGCTGTTGATAGTAGTGGCATCCATTTCGGCATGCCTGTTATGGAAGATTATGACACTATGGCAATGATGCTTGTTAATGTCAAAGATTATATTGGCAAAAAAGCTACATTTACATACTTTCAAAAGACGCCTAGAGGATCATATAGACATCCTCTATTTAAATCTCTTAGAAATTATGAATAATCTATCAGATTTAATCGTACCTTTTATGATAGCAATAACTATGGGCTTTAGCGGTTATGCTGTGGCCCTTATTGCTGATTATATTAGAAAAATAATTATAATACCTTTAATATGTATGTTTGTATTCGATGCAGCTGTATTATTTGGTTATTATTCAATAGAAACATCCAAGTTACAAATGATGATGGGTGTTATGTTAGGAACGATACTTAAAATAGTATCATTTATATTATATCAAAAATATTTAAGCAATGAGTAGAAAATTATTTAATCATATGATAAGTGTTAATTTATTTAACATAAATAATAAACGTAAAAGAAAACAAAATGCTAATAAAAAACAGAAAAAACGGACATAGAGATTATTTATGGAACTCTATATATGAGTTACGTAAAGATATAACTAATTATGTTTTAAAATGTAAAGCTAAAAATAAACGTATAAAACTACATAAATTAGATCACAAAGCAGAATTGATTATAAAGTACTCTGAGAAACTTAAAAAGTTTCAAGAGACACCTACCTTAAGATGACAATAGGTAGTAATATTTAATAGAGTAATAGGCTAATGTCATACAGGAAAATAGATTATTTAAATAGGAATAGAATTATATACAATAGAGATCCTATAAATGATAAGCCAACAAAAACATTTACCTGGGGTAAATTTTATGAATACGGAACATACGAGTGCTATGAGTTGTTTAAAAGTAAAGCAAAGATTAATAGTTTTAAATCACTTAAATGGCACTTGTTAGTTCTAAAATATTTAAACCCAGAGCTTGAAGATAAAGATTTTAATAATCTTGCATATTATATAACAAATAAAAAAAATAATTTTATTACTTTTAATATAAAACAAAAGTATTTAATTGACATGTTGGATAACTTAGAAATAGATAGACCTCCAGTTAATAGAAAACGAAAGGTAGTGTTTAATCAACAAACAAAGTTAACAACAAAAGAAAAATTACAAATAGTAGGCCAATTAATAGGTAGATCTTCAGTTATAAAACAAGAAGATATTTATCAATGCATGTTAAATTTACATGAGTCAAATGAAAAAATAACATGGATTAGAGTTGCAAAACTATTAAACTGTTCTGTAAGAACTATTTATCGTAATTTAAATAAAGAATTAAAAATTGAAAAAATTAATTTAAATGAAGAAATATAATATATCTAATTATATTAGATACAAAGAAGATGTAAAAGAATCTCAACCAGTATCAAGCAATGTTATTGAATATAGTAGAAATGATTTAATAAATAAGTTTTTACCATTAGTAGAAAATATAGCTAGAAAATTTTCAACTTCACAACAAGCTTCAGGTATATTAGATATAACTGATCTAATACAAGAAGGATCAATAGGTCTTGTTAAAGCAGTTGATAAATTAGATTATTCAGTCTTATCTGAATCAAAAGATAAAGAAAAAACATTAAAGTCGTTTTTTTTCAAACGTGTTAAAGGTGCTATACGTAGAGCAATAGATCATAACAGAGGTAATATTAGAATACCTGAACATAAAATGAATGAAATACGTAAAAACCCAAAAGACAAAAAAATGGTTGAAATGTTTTTTAATTCTATATTTTTAAGTATAGATAAAAAAACAATGACAGATGATGAAGATATGGTATACCAAATACCTGATCAATCTGAACCATACAATATTAATATTCTAAATAGTTATTTAAAAAGTTTAATGAGAAAACATTTAGAAGAAAACGAATATGAAGTTTTAAGACTATCATATGGCCTTGATTGTGATAAACATTCTGCTACTCAAATAGCAGATAAAATTAATATCAAAGGACCGAGTGGATATGTAAGAGTTTCTGAGCTTAAAAAGCAAGCTGTAAGAAAATTAATTGATAATGTAGATCACTCGCAAGTGCTTGATTATCTGTAAGATACAGATGTAAATAGCAATTTTAATGTGTAATTATATATAATACAAACCCTTTAAACCTATGACACTTAACGATAAGTTAGCAACTATTCAGACTAAGTTTAAATCGAAAAAAAGTAGATTTAATTCATTCGGCAAATATTACTTCCGCTCTGCCGAAGACATTCTCGAAGCAACTAAACCCTTTTTATTAGAATTAGGAGTTACAATAACATTAAATGAAAATTTAATTAAAAGTAAACCTATGCCTATTATTGAGAGTATAGCTACTATATCTGATGGTAAAAATTCAATTAAAGCAACAGCTTTAGTTGGTGTAGATCTTTTACAAAAAGGTATGCAAACACCACAACAGTTTGGTTCTGCTTCAAGTTATGGGAAGAAATACGCACTTGGAAATTTATTTCTAATCGATGATACACAAGACAGTGATGCTGTAAATGATCATAACAGAACTATGACACCAGATCAAATAACACAAGCTAAAAAGTTTTTAAAATCTGGCGGTAAACTAGCTGCTATTAAAGCAAAATATAACATAACACCTAAATTAGAACAAGAACTTACAACATTGTAAATGGATAAAGAAGATATTTTAAAAAGGTTAAAAAATGATAATGACTACTACGGTGACTTTGGTAAAAAGTTTCTTAGTAATTCAGATATTAAAACCTTATTAAAAAATCCTTTAGCACTTGGACAACCAAGTAAACCTTCAGCTGCATTTCTAGTTGGTGGATACTTACATACTGCTATACTTGAACCAAATAAATTAAAAAAGTATAAAGTAATAGAATCTACCACTAGAAATACGAAGGCATATAAAGAGATTTCAGATGGCGAATTATGCTTACTACAACACGAAGTTGATAAAATAGAATTAATGGTAGATACTATAATGCAAAATAATGTTTGCAAAGATCTCATTAAAAGTAAAAATGTAGAGTATGAAGTACCAGGTCTGAAAGAAATTGAAGGAGAGATGTGGAAAGGTAAAGCTGATATAATTAATCATGATGAAAGATTAATTGTTGATTTAAAAACAACATCAGATATTGATAAATTTAAATATTCAGCAAACCAATATAACTATGACAGTCAAGCATTTATTTATAATCAACTATTTAATTATGAAATGCTATTTATTGTTATTGATAAACAAACTCTTCAAATAAAAATTTGTGAATGCTCTGAAGAATTTTACGAAAAGGGTCAACGTAAAGTACAAGAGGCAGTATCACAATATCAATTATTTTTTAAATCAAAAGACTTTGACCCTAAACAATATTTTAAAACAGAAACTTTATAATGGCATCAATAATAAAAACAAGTATTAACCTAAACAATATTCCTAAAGATAAGATTATTGTTGGAGCTAAAGGCAAATATTTACCTATTAGTTTAACTTTAAATGATGAAGTAGATCAATTTGGTAATAATGGACCTGTTATTGTAGAACAAACAAAAGAAGAAAGAGAATCAAAAGTTGATAAAGTTTATTTAGGTAATGCAAAAGTTGTTTGGACTAACGGTATGAATGTTGAAGCGGCACCTAGAATGGATCAGCCAAAAGCTATGCCTAAAGCTGAACCAGCTCAAGAACCTGATTTACCATTTTAACAAACTAAATACAAACAGATTTAGATAATATATATATGCAAATAACAGAGATCAATGGATTTGTGATTGATAAATTTAATCAACATGGTCTAGAGCAAGGTAAGTCTCAAGGGACATGCCCTTTATGCTCACACACTAGACAACCTAAAAATAAAAAGCTTAAATGTGCTTCTTATGATTGGGAACGTGGTCTCGGTACTTGTCACAACTGTAATAAAACATTTCAATTACATACTTACAAGCGTAAAGGAGACAGTGAAAAAAATTATATTCGTCCAGAATTCAAAAGTCAAAAACCTGTAGGTAGCAAAATAGTTAAATGGTTTAATGACAGAGGTATATCTCAGTCGACCCTTAATGATTTAAATGTATCTGAGGGTCCTGAGTTTATGCCACAGACAAGTAAGACTGAAAATACAATAAAGTTCAACTACATGATGGGTGGTGAACTTATAAATATAAAATATAGAGATGGTAGAAAAAACTTTAAATTATATAAAGGCGCAGAAAAAATATTTTATAATATTGATAGTATTATTGGTTATGATGAATGTTATATTGTGGAAGGAGAGATGGATGCTTTATCTTTTCATGAAGTGGGGATCACTAACGTTATATCAGTACCTAATGGAGCTACTTTAAACTCTAATAATTTAGATTATTTAGATAACTGTATTGATTATTTTGAAAATAAAAATAAAATAATATTAGCAGTTGATAATGATGAAGCAGGCCAAGCACTACAACAAGAATTAATTAGAAGACTAGGTGCAGAAGTTTGTTACATTATAGATTTTAAAGATTGTAAAGATGCTAATGAATATTTAATTAAACATGGTAAAGAAGCTTTTTCAAATATTCTCAAACACGCCAAAGCAGTACCTCTTGAAAACGTTACCACTTTTAATGATATTGAAAGTGAAGTTACAGACTTTGTACAGCATGGTTTTAAACCAGGTTATCAAGCTGGTTTATCCAACTTTGACAAAATTTTTTCAACTTATACAGGACAATTTATTACTGTTACAGGTATACCTTCTTCTGGTAAGTCTGATTTTGTTGATCAGCTTGTTGTTGGTTATAACATAAATTATAAATGGAAAACAGCTTTTGCATCGCCTGAAAATGCACCAACCTATTTACATGCACATAAGTTGATGCGTAAAGTTTGGCAAGGTATGCCAACACCAGGTGATATAAATACTAATCAATGGAAAAAAGTAGCAGAGCATATTAATGATAATTTCTTTTTTATTGATATGGAAAGATATACCCTTGAGTCTGTATTACGTAAAGGTGCAGAGTTAGTTAAACGTAAAGGTATTAAATGTCTTGTTATAGATCCTTTTAATAAAATTAGAGATGTAGATTGTAATACTGAAGATGTTAATAAGTATACAATGGAATATCTTACAAAAATAGAAGTGTTTGCAAAAAAGTTTGATGTGCTAGTTTTTATAGTTGCACATCCAACTAAAATGTATAAAGACAAAGACGGTAAAATTGAAGAACCAAATATGTATAATATAAAAGGTGGTGGCGAATGGTATGATGCTTCTTACCATGGTATATTAGTACATAGAGACTACGAAGCTAAAACTGTTAAAGCTAAAGTTTTAAAAGTTAAGTTTCAAAACTTAGGTGAAAATGGAGCAGAAGCTTATTTTAAATGGGAACCTAAGTCAGGTTGTTTTATACCTCATTTAGATCAACAACAGATTAATGATGTAATGCCTTGGGATTAATATGGTATATAAAAAACGTAAAAAGAATTTATTACCTAGTTATATAGCTGATTCAGATGAAGCTGAATGGTACAAATACTGTGTTAACAATGACATACGAATATGTACTATACCAGTTGAAGATGAAACAGGCAAATGGAAAATTGGTGTAAACATAGGGCCATATAAAAAAGGTGAAACGCCTTATATATCGCCTCACGTATATGATAAAGACACTCTTTATCCTACTTATTATCAAATGTGTAAATATTATTATGATAAACGTAAAAAATAATTTTAATAACGCTAATCAAGCTTTTAGGTATTTTTATAAAAAAATAAAAATAGATGGTATACCTTATGGTGATACAAAAGCTTTATTTAATGTTGGGTTTTATTTACAAAACCCTTTAGATATGGAAATAACCCATCCTGACAGAAAGTGGAACAAAGAATATGCTCAAGCTGAATGGGAGTGGTATTTAACAGAAGATCCACATATTACACAATTAGGTGAAATATATGGTTCTATACCTCCAATATGGGAAAAAATGCAGGACTCAGAAGGTAAATGTAGATCAAACTATGGTCATCAATGGAGTAGAAATTATCAATTAGATCACGTTGTGGGTATGTTAAAAGAAATTAAAGATACTAGACAAGCTGCAATAAGTATTTATGATGGTAAAGAAATAAGTACTTATCGCAAAGATACACCATGTACTTATGCTATACAGTTTAGTATAGTTAAAAATGTATTAAATATGGCTGTTCTGATGCGATCTAATGATCTCTGGTACGGCTTTTGCAATGATCAGTATTGTTTTGCACAATTACAAAAATTAGTTGCAGACAGACTGTCTATTGATGTTGGAAATTATTATCATTTTGCACATAATTTACATTTATATAATAATAAAATTTAAAAAAAATAATATGTATTATTTATACCACATACCTGGTAAAAAAATAGGTGTTACCCGTAATCTTAATACAAGAGTTACCCTTATACAAGGATATAAAAAAGGTGAATATGAAGTACTTGAATCTAGTAATGATATAGATTATATATCTGATAAAGAAATTGAGTATCAAAAAGCTTTTGGCTATAAAGTTGATAGACAAAAGTATAATAAATTAATAAAATCAAATAAAATGAACGTAAATATTACAGAACAAACAACTACATTTCCTTGCTCATTAGAAGATTTACCTAATGAATTAGAACAAGTTGTAGATAGTTTTAAGTGGACGACTTCGCATGGAGAATTTGCTGTTACTAATAAAACAATTAAATGGATAATAGCTAATGCTAAAACGTCAATGTATAATAACAATAGAAGTTATATATATAATAAAGCTTATTATGAAGCTTTTTTAAATGAATTACATACACCACAAAATGGTAATAAGTTTGATCAAATAAGAGCTTGGGCCCAATCAAGAGGTTTATATGATAAAGGGAATACTGAAACACAATATGTAAAATTAATGGAAGAAGCAGGTGAATTAGCTAAAGCTTTGCTTACAGAAAATCAACCTGAAATTGTAGATGCAATAGGCGATATGGTTGTTGTATTAACTAATCTTGCACATATGAGACACATTACTATTGAAACTTGTATTAATGAAGCTTTTAGACAGATTGAAAACAGAAAAGGTAAAATGATTAACGGTACATTTGTTAAAGATGAGAATTAAAACAGAAGATAAAATAGTTCAAGCTGTTTTAAGAAAGATGGATGAGCGTAGTCTTGTTGGCCAGAAAAAGTATGGTGCTACCATGATGCAAGAAATTAAAAACCAAGATAAAGATCTTAATAGGTTTTTAGTAGATGTGCAAGAAGAATTAATGGATGCAATATTGTATATTGAAGCAGCTAAACGATGTTTAAAAGATCAAGTAGAAGATGCTGTATTGAAACACGTTTATGAAAAATAAATATAAACGTAAAAAAGGTCCTGTACAGTCTAAAAAAATAAGTTATGATGGAATTAAATTTTCATCTGGACTGGAAAGGTATATGTATATAGCATTAAAAAAATCTAAAATACCCGCTGTATATGAAGGCCAAACTTATGAAATATTTTCTGGATTTGATTTTCCCAATTTTTCTTATGAAAGATGTGGTAATGGAAAAGGAGAGTATAAAAATAGAGGTAATAAAAAAATACTTAATATTAAATATACACCTGATTTTATAGGCAAAGGTTTTATAATAGAAACTAAAGGTAGAGCTAATGAAAGTTTTCCTTTACGTTGGAAAATGTTTAAAAGATATGTAGTAAACCATTTACCTGGTGTTACTTTATATAAACCACAAAATCAAAAAGAATGCGACGCAACGGTAAAATTGATATTAGAAAGCAAAAACAATTAGCAAGACAAAAATATGCTGAGCGTCAAATAGATAAGTGGGTTAAATGGAGGATGCAAGCTAAAGGTTATATACTTTATAAAGATTTAGTAGAAATGCAAAACAATTTTAATATAAAATGTTATGATTAATTTTAATAAAAGTTGGGAATTAAGTGTAGGGTTTTATCCAGGTGTATTATTTGGTATAAGATCTTATACAGAAAAAGAATATATACAACATGTACTATATCTACCTTTTGTAGATATTTGTTTAGAAATAGATAAAGATTAATATGGGATTATTTGACAAAAGAATACCTTATAAACCTTTTGAATATCCAGAATATTATACAGAAGGTTGGCTTAAACAAGCACAAGCTTTTTGGTTACACACAGAAATACCTATGTCTAGTGATGTAAAAGATTGGAATGAAAAGCTTACACCAAGTGAGAAAAACTTAGTTGGTAATATATTACTTGGATTTGCACAAACAGAATGTGCCGTGTCAGATTACTGGACACAAAAAGTAGTAGGATGGTTTCCTAAACATGAGATACAGCAAATGGCTATGATGTTTGGATCACAAGAAACTATACACGCTGTTGCTTATTCATATTTAAATGAAACTCTTGGTCTTGAAAATTTTGAAGCGTTTTTACAAGACGAAGCAACAATGGAACGCTTTGATAATTTAGTTAGTTATGATGGAAATAAACCCACAGGAATTGCAAGAAGCATTGCTATATTTAGCGCCTTTGCTGAAGGTGTTAGCCTTTATTCTGCCTTTGCTGTTTTATATAGTTTTCAGCTCAGAAATCTGTTAAAAGGTATTGGACAGCAGATGAAATGGAGTGTGCGTGATGAGTCACTGCACAGTAAGATGGGTTGTGCTTTGTTCCGTCATATGTGTGAAGAAGATAAAACATTATTAAATAATTGTAAAAAAGATATATTAGATGCAGCAAAAACAATGCTTAAAGCAGAAGAAAAATATATTGACAAAATGTTCGAGCAAGGAGATATTGAAAACCTTAAAGCTTACAACCTCAAACAATTTATTAGAAAACGTCTCAACGAAAAAATTGTTGAACTCGGTTACAAAGACGAGCGGGACTACTTTAAATTTGACAAAAAAGGAGCAGAAGATCTTGACTGGTTCTATCATCTTACCGGGGGCCACACTCATACTGATTTTTTTGCTGTGCGTCCGACTGATTATTCAAAAGCTAACGAAGGTGAAGACTTTGAAGACATGTGGTAATGATTAAGAAAAGATTTTTAAGATATTTAGTTAAAAACAGAAGGCTTTCACCTAAAGAAAGACTAGCAAATAGACTTGGATATTTAGGTACAGGATTTATAATGATAAGTCCTTATTTATTACCGTATGGAAACATAGGTGCTATAACATATATTATAGGTGGCATTGTATGTACTCCACAGGTGTGGGTTGCTAAGCAATGGAATTTAGTTTTTATTAATTTTAATGTAATCATAGGTTACGCAATATATTTATTTAAATGAAAGAAAGTACAATATTAGGAAAATTTAAAAAAGTAGAAAAACAAATGTTAGCAATAACAAATGTTATTAAACGTTTAATTCAAGATATAGGATCAGTAGAATCTATAGCTAATGGTACATTAAGTGCTTTAAAAATATCAATGACTGAAAAAGAGTGGGATGCTATAGTTGAAGAATTAAAACAAAAACACCAAGAAGAAAATAAACAAACAGATAAAAAGTTAGAACTATAATGTGGAATAACGAATGGGAAAAAGGTGTTGATTATCCTTCATGGGGTAACAATGATATATATAAACAAACTATATCTGGTGGTTATTTATTTAATGGTGAATCACCCCGTGATGCTTACATGCGAGTTGCTAAAACAGTAGCAAAACGTTTATACAAACCAGAACTTGCAGATAAGTTTTTTAATTATATATGGAATGGTTGGCTGTGCTTAGCTTCACCTGTGCTATCTAATACTGGTACAGATAGAGGTCTACCAATAAGTTGTTTTGGAATAGACGTAGCCGATAGTATAAACGATATAGGTAAGAAAAACCTAGAAATGATGTTACTTGCAAAACACGGTGGGGGTGTAGGTATCGGAGTTAATATGATTCGTCCTGCCGGAGCTAAAATTACAGGTAATGGAACTTCAGACGGCGTTGTCCCTTTTTGCAAAATATACGACTCAACTATACTCGCGACAAACCAAGGCGCCGTTAGAAGAGGAGCTGCAAGCGTTAATATCAATATTGAACACAACGATTTTCTCGACTGGCTTGAAATTAGAGAACCTAAAGGAGATGTCAATAGACAATCTCTTAACTTGCACCAGTGTGCTGTCGTTGGTGATAAGTTTATGCGAAAACTTGAAGCAGGAGATGCAGAAGCTAGAAAAAAGTGGTCAAGACTTATACAAAAACGTAAAGCCACTGGAGAACCGTATATCTTATTTAAAGGAAATACAAACAAAGCTAATCCAGCAGCATATAAGAAAAATAGTTTAAAAGTACATATGACAAACATATGTAGTGAAATAGTATTACAAACAGATGAATCACATAGCTTTGTGTGTTGTTTATCTAGTTTAAATTTAGCAAAATATGAAGAGTGGAAAAACACTAATATTATACATGATGCTATATGGTTCCTTGATGGGGTACTTGAAGAGTTTATACAGAAAGCTAAAGGTAAAATTGGGTTTGAAAACTCAGTAAGATCTGCTGAAAAAGGTAGGGCTTTAGGTCTTGGTGTATTAGGTTGGCATACATATCTTCAAGAAAAAGGTTTACCTTTTGAAGGATTATTAGCTCAATATGAAACAAGAAAAATATTTAGTCAAATAAAAATAGAATCTGAAAGAGCATCAATGGCTTTAGCTGAAGTTTATGGTGAGCCATTATGGTGTGTTGGTACAGGTATGCGTAACACTCATTTAAGAGCAATTGCACCAACAGTTTCTAATAGTAAACTAGCAGGTAATATATCACCTGGTATTGAACCATGGGCTGCAAATGTATTTACAGAGCAGTCTGCTAAAGGTACATTTATAAGAAAAAATCCTACATTAATTAAATTATTAAGAAAATATAAATTAAATACTAATGAAATATGGGATAAAATATTAGAAGATGGTGGATCAATACAAGATATAAAAGAACTTGACAATATAGTTTTCGCTAATGATATACCTGTAAAAGAAGTATTTAAAACATTTAAAGAAATAAATCAACTAGAATTAGTTGCACAAGCTGGTTTAAGACAACAATATATAGATCAATCAGTATCTCTTAATCTTGCGTTTCCATCAGAAGCAACACCTAAATGGATTAATAAAGTACATTTAGAAGCTTGGAAACAAGGTATTAAAACTTTATATTATATGAGAACTGAATCTGTGTTACGTGGAGATATAGCTGCTAAAGCTATGGATGATTCTTGTGTAGCTTGTGATGGATAAAATAAAAAGGGAGACCTTAACGATCTCCCTTTATACAGGAACTTTGGGGTGTGGAAGCCCATTTTATCGTGTTCCTTAATATGTCCATATTACATCTGGTGATTTAGAAGGATCAGAATCTACATGAATAAAAGTATTACCTACTCCTATACGATTAAATCCTACGTCTAATAAACAATTAATTAGATCATATCTATCCCTTGAATTATTACAATGCAAATCAGCTGCATAGCCTGTTAAGTGAGATGAATTAGGTTTACCACCTACTTTAGCATTATGAGCTGATGTGCGCATACCACTGTTTATTTTAATAGGTTTATCAAATTTAGATCTTGCTAAATCTAATTTTTCTAGAAAATCTACATTCATTAACCTACCACTACCTACCTCATCAGGTGAATCAAACTCAGTTATAGTAAAATATCTCATTTTTCCCCACATTTTTTACTTGGATCATTAACTTGTCTCCAGTCTTCTTTTTCAAACCAGTCTCTTAATGTAGCACCTTTTTTTCTAGCACCTTTAACATTAGTGCTTGAAGATCTTTTATATTTACCTGCTGCACCAGATTTTTGTTTAGCATTAACAAGTTTTTGTCTTTCTTCTTTACTCATACTTTTTATTTTAGAAGCAGGTAAACAAGTTTTTCTAGTACCACCACCTTTTTGTTTTTTAGCAGGGCCAGATCCTTTTTTTCTACAACTACCTTTAGAAAATTCAGAAGTACCAGGTACTCTTTCATAACCCGCCCAACACTCAAGTGGTGATGGTGGTTGAATAAAGCCTAATTTTTTAGGGCCTTTTTCTCCTTCTTCATTGCGTTTAGCCCAAACAGCTTTTCGCTGTGCTGCACTTACAAATCCCATTATTTTTTCTTTTTAGGGTTTAATGATTTTAACATTCTATCTATTCTTACAGCTTGGCTTTTATGCATAGCTGAAGCTTTTTTTAATTCAGCAGATATTTGTTTTAACTTTTTTGGATCCATTAGTCTTTCTTTTTAGATTTACCCATATTACGAGGCCCACCTGCTTTAGTACATCTAACACCCCAACCAGAAGCGTATGCACTAGGCCATACTTTAAATTTCTTTTTTGCTGCAGCTTTACACGCTGGACTTATTTTTCCCATAATTATTTTTCTTTATTTGAATTACAAAAGTTTCTTGCAGCTTCAACACTGCCAAATCCCCATTTTTTTAGAGCTCTTGCTTTTCTAGTAGGTTTACCTTTAGCATCTTTCATTGCACCAGCCATACCTGCAAATCTACAAGCAAAAGAAACTCTTCTTTTATTTTTACCACTGGTTAATCTTTTACCAAGTGTTTTACCTGTTTGACTCTTATGTTCGCTACGCATTTTTCTATTTGATTTTTCATACGCGGCATCTGTTAGTTTTAATGGACTTTTCATATTATTCGCCTTCACATTTTACTTCTTTACATTTGTTTTCACCACAAGTACATTTTTTTTCTTTATTATATACTGTATCAAAAGCATTTGCACCAAGAAGTGTTAATTGATCTATTATATTAGTTTGAACTGTAATTAACATTTTTTCTAGTTCGTCTTTTTGTTGTACTAAATGTTCTACTTTTGATGTTAATCCTTCATTTGCTTTTTTTAGTTCATTAACTTCATCAGGATTTCTACCAATAACAGTCATTATTACAACTGATAAGCTACCTACTATCATACCTATTATAGATACAATAACGTCTTTATTTACGCTAGGTATTTCATTATAAGATAAGAATATTAGTATACCTACTACAAGCATAAATATACCTATTGCACCAACGTAATGTCTAATTTCTTTTGCTACTCCGTTTTTTACCATCTTATTTTTTTCTTGTTTCTACTTTTTTACTTCTAGATTTTGCTTTTTTTGATCTTGTTTTTGTTGTTTTTCTTCTTTGATTTGGCCCTAATTTTTCTTCTGGTTTAACACCAAGTTCCCAGTCAGCCCAACCAGCTAACATAGCTATTCTTGCCCATGCTTCATAATCAGAACTACTTGCATTTCTTATATTTTCTATTTTTTTAAAAGCTCTATCAAGAGGTATATTAAATCCTGCTGCTAATAATTGGCCTGCTGCTAAGTAAGCAGGATTATCTAATGAAAAACCTTTTTCCATTATTTCTTTTTTATTCCAATCATAAGTTCTAAAAGCTGCTTTTACTTTACCAACTTTAGAAGATATAGGTGGTGATATTTGTAGTATTTCTTTTACTACCACATCTTGATATTCAGGTCTTTTTTTATCTCCTTCTTGATATAATTTAGTTGCAGTATTTTTTAAAACAGATACAATAGCGCCACCAACACCTAAGCCTCTTAATATACTATCAGCCATAGAGTTTAAAATACTAATATATTTTTTCTGTTTTTTCTTTTCTTTTTCTTCTAAAGTTTCGTCATCATCACCAAAACCTATAGCAAATAAAGCTTGTTGCATTGCGTTAAATAATAAGTTTTGAGCAAACCCATAATAAAATATTTTAGATATATTTGTCTTTGCGTCCCCTCGGCCATTCTTAAGATCGCTAGCAGCTTTTTTAATTAATCTCGTGTATTGCATTGGAGTGTTAGCAAAAGCCAATATAATACGTCCTAATGGACTAGCTTGTTGTTGACTAATTCTATCAGGCCTACTAGACTGCTGTGATTCTTCTGCTATTTCTCTAAAATCTAAAAACGCTTCTTTCTCTGCTTCGGCTTTGCTTTTACCTTGTTTTTGTAAAGATTTAATTCTATTTCTATAAAACGTAGCACCACCTGATGCAATTGCAAAGCTATCTGCTATTTGTGTAGGTAAAAACCCAAGTCTAAGCATTTCACTTATAACACCTCTTACCCCACCTTTTTTAGCCATATCAGCTATATCATTTTCATTTACATTTAACCTTAAACCGTTTCTTCTGTCTACCAAAAAATCACTGTTCATTAAAGTCATAAAATCTTTCCAAAATTGTGGTTGATTAGCAAACGCTTTACCTGCAGCAAATATATTATTATCTTTAAAATTAATAAAGTTAACAGCTGATATAGTTTGAAGTACTGCAGATCTAGTATTAAAAAACATAATGGCACCAATAGAGTTTGTTAACCAGTCAGTTACTCTACCTGTTAATGTATCAGAATTAAATTCTCTGTTTCTACCAGTTCGCATACGTTTTAATATACCTTCTAACGCTACTCTATAGTTTTTACCATATGCAGCTTCAAGTTTATTTAAATTAGCTCTACTAAATATTTCATCTGCATTATATTGCCATTGTTCTAAATACTTAGCTCTTTTGATAGTATTAATACCATCCATTAAATCTGTAGTAATAGTACCAGCAAGCCACCCAAATTTAGGTGCAGGATATGAATCACCTTTTTGTAATCTTATTAACTCATTAGCAAAAGTTACAAGCTCAGGTTTACTTTCAACAAAGCTTACTAATTCATTTATATCTGTTTGAGACATACCCTCTGGTCTCATACCCTGTAAATTCCATATATAAACTCTTACAGCTTGTTCTTGAGTATAAGGTTCTCCAGTTATTTTTTTTCTTAAATTTTTAGGTACAATTTTTAAATCTTGTTTAAGCTTTTTAAAATCGTTTTGTAATGCTATACGATCTCTTGATATATTATCCATTGCTCTAGCAAATGGATCTAATAAATTTTTTTTATACCAAGCCATTTGAGCATCACCAAGTTTACCTTTACCTAAGGTTTTATATAATAAACCCATAAAGTCTTCAGCAGAAGGAGGTATAAAGAAATTAAACCTACCTTTGCTAGCACCAACAACCTGTGCTTTAACATCTGAGTATACTTTTTCTGCACCTATACCCGTTTTGTTTTCTATTATTTTATTAAAGTCGTCGCTTAAATTTTGTGATTTGCTAAATTTAATCTGAGCTTCAGCTTGCTCTAAATCTAATTCAGCCATTCTTTCTAACACCATATCATTAGTATAGTCTTGACGTTTACTAAATTTAACAACACTAGGTAGTTTTTCATTATTAAAAGGTGCAGCAAGTTTTTCTGATTTAATGAGATCTTCTTGTATTGCACTTATTAAATTTTTATCATAAATAGTTCCTTCAAAACCAAACTCTGATAAAACATATTTTGATGCTTCATTTTTATCATAGAATCTATAATACTTAGAAGTGTTTGTTTTACCATAAGCATCTATTTCATCAAACTTATTTTTATAACCAAACATACCTTTAAAATCGTTAGCAATAGATGTATCCCATGTGCCTGAAACAATAGACTTTAAAGACTGTACAGACTGCTGACTACTAGATTTAACATGTTCTAATTTTATTGGTCCATCTGGTTCACCTAAATAAAAACCATCTAAAGCAACTAAATCTCTTTCACCTTTTACGTTATCACTGTTTAATCTTTTTAATTTTAAAATGTAATCTAATCTGTTTTCAAATTCTTTTTGATTTTTAGAATCATATAAATAATCTGTTAATAAAGAATTAAAAGCATTAAAAAAGTTTTTAGCAGATTCTTGATGTTCTCGTAAAGCTGGTAAGTTTTGTTTAGCAATTTTTATTTTTTCTTCTCTAGTTTTAGCTTCACTTATTTTTTTCTGAACATTTTTAAAACTACTAGCTGGTATTATAGTTTTTACTTTATCAAATAACTTTTGCGTTTTTTCTGAAACCCATTTAGGTTTAGTATTAGTATCAAGTGCCTTGTAAAACTCTTCTAATTTTCCATCACCAGTACTTCTTCTATGATAACCAACTAACGCACCAGGTATAAAGCTTTTTCTTCTACCTAAAAGTATTTTATCTTCAGTATTTATTGCTTTTGTTATTTCTAAAGCATTTTTTATAAAATTATTTACATCTTTAGTATTTTCTAATTTTAATCTTTTTTTACCTATTGTTCTTAAAGATTCAGTTGGTTTTAATTTAAAATTTAATTTATTTTTATCTACTAAATTATAATAATTTAAGTTATCTGTTTCTTTTGTAAACTTAGCACCTTCTTTACCAGCTAATACAGCTTCTTCTAATGCAACATCAATAACACCTTCTAAATATTCTGTATTATTAATTAATTTAGGGTTTACTCTTATTTCTTCTGCAATAGATTCTACAATAGCATCTTTACCTCTACCATCTGGAATAGCTGATAAAGCATCATATATAACATCCTGATTTCTTTTACTAAACATAACAGGGTTTCTACCTTCTCCTATGTTTTCTATAATTCTAGGATCTGTACCTATTTCTTGTAAATATTGTCTTGCAGCTGTATTTGTAGCAGCTCTACCTATAAGCTCTAACATACCTTTTAAAGCTTGTGATGTACTACTTCTTACTTTAAACGTAGGTGATTTAACATTACCTTCAATACCTAAAGCTTTTTTAAATGATTCAACTGTAATATCTTTTTTCTTTGTAAACTGAAAGTTGTTACCTATTCTTTTACCTTTATTATAAAATAGCTTTTGTATATTTCTTGGTACACCTGTTGGTAAACCACCAATAGATACTTTTTTACCAGGTTTATTTTTAGCTTCTACTTCTTTTACTTCTGTATTATTTTCAGGTAACAAGTTAATTATTGCTCTAGCATTTTTATTTATAAACATTAAAGCTTTTCTAGCTTCTGGTTGTGATAAGTTTGCAGCTGGTGAAAATATTTTTTTAGCTGGTATACCTACTAAATCAGCTATACCTTGTTCATCTAGTGTTCTTAATGTTTTGTATGTAAGTTCATTAACATTTAATTTTTTAAGCTCTTTAACTGTTTTTTCTACAAAATTAGTTTTAGCTTTTTCATCAAGACCAAATAATTTTAACGGATTAGTTGTTGGTTTTTTATCCTCTTTAATTGTTGTAGTTTCAACCTCTGGTGTGGTGTCTGCTATTTGTCTAGACTCAGGAGCGTCGATGCTAGTTGTAAGTGCTTCATCACCAATAAGTTGATCGTAAAACTGCTGTCTTTTAGGCACTATGTTAGCATTGACATGTGTAGTAAATGCTGCTTTTGTAGGATCAAACCTATCTATAATACTTTTAAATTGTGATCTAACAAAACTTAATGCTTCTTCAGGAGCCACAGTACCTCTTCTTACATCATAACCTAATGCGGCTACAGCTACACTTTCATATTGATCTATTAAATCTTTTTCTAATTTTTTATCATTACGGTTTTCATTATATTGCTCAGCTAAATTATTTACATTTTGTGTTTCTCTTTTAGATAATGAAACACGTTTTTTAGGAACAACTTTTGACTTTTGTTCTGGCTTAATTAATTCTCCTTCAGCACCTTCTTTTGCTAAAAGAACTTGAGCTAAAGTAAAATTACCTTTTTCCATGCTTTTATTAAAATCTTTTAAAGCATTGTAAACATCTCTACCTTCATTAAATTTAATATTAACACCTAAGTTTTGTAAATTTCTTCTTACAACATCACCTACTTTTGTAGCAAAGTTTTCTTTGTATTTTATATTACCTGTATTTAAAGCTTCAACAAATAATGTTAAATACTCCTCAGCTTGCATTTCTTCAGTTTTATCTTTATATGATTTTAATCTTCTTTTAAAAGCAGGGTTTTCAACTTGGCTTGGATCTAATTTATCTAATTCAGATTTTAAAGCATCTCTCATTCTAATAGCAGCTTCAGGATTACTTTTTAAAGTTTTATATAATAAAGCATGTAACGTTTCATGGAAAGGTGCTGCAACCGCTTTGTCTGTAGCGGCAAATTCTCTGTTAATTATAATAATTTGTTCATTGGTTTTAGGATCTTGATATATAAAAGCTTGTTGTTCAGGAGCTTCTTTAGGAATTTCTTTTTCTAAACCTCTTTCTTTAATAAATTTTTCTACAGCTTTTGAATCCTCTAAGTCTTGTACTTCTAGTTTATCTATAAATCTTGATACATCTTTAGCTGTTTGAATATTAGAAGCTAGTTTTTCAGCTGTATTTCTAATATCATATATACCTTGTGACACTGCGTTAATTGCATCTTGATTTTCTTGGAGCATATCATCTCGAGTTTTTTTATCAACGCTTGTGTTTTGTGAAATACCTTGTCTTTTTTTATTTAAATCTTGTAAAAGTTTACTACCTTCTTCAATTTGTTTTATTTGAGCAGGTGTTAATGCTGCTATTAACTGATCATTTTCATTATAAGTTTCAGTAAGTTTTTTTATAATTTCTTGTTGTGATTTTTCTATTTGATTAATTTGCTCTGTTGTAAGATTTTTTTGATATTTAGAATTTTCTAATACACCTAACTTTCTAACATAATTTGATATTCTTTCATTTTGAGCTTTAGTTCTCATAGCTCTTTTAACTGTTCTTCCTACAACTGAAACACCTTTACCACCTACATAACCTTGTAATAAAGTTTCTATCCCTTCATTAGACTTCATTGTTTCAAAAGCATTTTTACTAGCTTCTTCTAAAGTTAATCCAGTGGCTAAATTTCTATTTAGTTCTTCTAAACCAAACTGTGTCCATTCGGTTACTGCATTTGTTGTTCCAGGACCAGGTAAGTTTAATAATGTATATAATGCTCCTTTTTGTGCTAAAGGTGCACCATTAATATATTTAATAGCACTTTTTAAACCAGCTCTTTCTAATAAAAAACCAGCTGTACCTAAAACAACAGGGGTTAATGTTTCAGCTTGACCACTTTCTACTAATTGATCTAAAGTAATACCTAAACTTGCAGCTTTTTGATTATTAAATTCTTGTATAGAACTTCCAATCATATCTGTAGCTAAACCTACACCGTAAGTACTTGCACTAATAGCAGCTGAAGTACCAAAAGCTGTAAAGGCATTAAAACTAGCAGCTAGTCCACCACCAATATAACTAGCTTTTCCTTCAGGTAAATCTGTAAAACCAATTGTTTGTCTATTAACTTTATTTCTTTTATCTAAGTCTTTTGAAAATTTTATATAAGTATCTTGCCAATATTTTCTATAATCTTTACTTTCTTCCCAACCAAAAGTATTAGGTAAAATATCTGTATTACTTAATAAAGCTGCTAAAGTTAATCCAGCCCTATTATCTACAGTATTTATTTGATTAAAAGCATTTACTATAGTATTATAAGAACTAGTTAAAGCTGACATATCTTTTCCAGTCTGTTTAGGATCAGTAACAGAAGCCATAGCATCTATAATTTTTTCACCTGTTTTACCAAGCACTATTTCACCTAATCCTCCTATGTGTGATAAAGCAATTGTATCATCGTCAGGATCACCTAAAATCATTTTCATTAATTCATCGGCAAATTTATTTTCTTCGTTTTGAGATATTTCTTTATATTTTTCTCCTGTAACTACTACTTCATCTAAATCTAATGGATCAAAACCTTCTTGTATTTGTCTTAGTTTTGCACCACCTTCTTCTGTAAAAACAGATCCTGTAGATTCTTGATATTGTTGCATAGACTCACCACCTGTATAAAGAGGATTACCTTCATAAGATCTTTGATTTAAATACAAAGGGTTTATTTGTTCTTTTACTTTATTATATTTTTCTACTAATTTATTAAACTCTATTATTCTATTAGGTGAATCCATGTTATCCATTTCCATATCATCACCTGCTATGTTTTTAATTTCTTGTGTTATGCTAGCTAACTCATCTAATTTATTTACAGGATCTTCAGGTTCAACAGACAAAGGAGTGGCTTCAGGATAAGTTGATACTAAAGTATTTACTACATCTTTCCTATTATTAGGAATAGTATATGTGTCTTTACCAACTTTGTATTTAAACATTATTTGTCTTTAAAATTTAATAATTGATCTGCTGGTTTATCAAATGGTGTTAAACTAATATCCTCTACACCAAGTAAAATATCTGCGCTTTTACCGTATTGAGTAGAAGAATAATTTTTCATTAAATCTAACCAATCAGATGTTGATGTATCAAAAAGATCTAATTCATTTATTAGTTCTTCACTGTCTCCTTTGTCTTTCCATAATTTTAATTTATTACCTACAACTTCAACAGAAGCTATTTTGCCTTCTTTTGTAGTTATACCTTTTAAAAAGTCAAACGAATTAGTATCTTTGTTATAATTATTTATTGCATCTTGAAAAGCATTTTCTACTTTTTTAACCGCTGCGTTAGTTCTTATTTCAGATTTAGTTAATTTGTTGTCATCAGTGCTTTCTTTTGGAACATTTCTAAGTGAACCTTCTTTATCTGCAACAGTTAACGTAGATTTAAATATTTCTTTTTCATTTGTTATTTCATAGTTAGGTATTAAAGTCTTAGCTCTTTTTAAATACATTTCTATCCACTTTACTTTTGATTCTTCATCTAAAACTTTTCCACCACTAGCGGTGTCTACAAACTTTAATTTAAAATCATTATCTTCACCTGCATTTAATTCCCACGTGGCATTAACAGATGCATAATCTTTATCATCTTCTAAATGAGATTCTGCTGCAGCTTGTAATTGAGTTAAAATTTTACTAGAAATAGCTGCTGTATTATATGGTGTAACGTCATATTGTCTAGTGCCATCAGCGTTTGTTCTAGTAAAACTTCTAGACCTGTCAAGCATACTAGCATCAAACTTACCAGTTTCAGTATTATAAATACCAGTTTTATCTATTGCTGCTTGAGCAGAAGCTTTCATATCTATAATTACACCAGGTTCATATTCTAACATAGCACTAATATTTATATCTTCTTTAATACCAGATACAGTGCCAAATAATTGTTTATCTTTAACATAAATAGAATCTAATTTACCTTCTATTCCTGATATAGCTCTCATAACCTTATGATACTTTTGCGTTTCTTCTCCACCTACTAAAGCAATACCATTAGGTGTATCTGGTTTTGGTGCATCTCCAGTAAAACCCATATCTTTAAAATAGTCAACTTTACCTTTTTCTAAAACTGTACCTAAAGTAGCTAACAATGATATTGCACTTTGTTTTTCACTTAATAAATTCATCAAGTATTGTTTATCTTCCATAGATCCTGTAGAATACTTTATTTGACTTTGTAGCTTAGAAATATCATCCATAGTACCCATGCCATATTTAAAAAATACATCTGAATTTATACCAGCATTAGCCATTCTTTTATTAAGCTCTGTTCTATTATCTAAAGCATTTTTAATAATATCAACATTTCTTTTTTCTTCTGCTTGAGCTTGTTTTGTTTTTCTTTGTTGAATAGTATTCATGGTATTAATGGTAACTTGTGCAATATTATTTATTGCATTAGCCCACATTTTACCTGATTCTGTATCTATTACGGTTATTGGATTTTCGTATGCTCCCATTTTTATCCTTTTTATTATTGGCTACCCGCTGCACCTACTGCAGCACCAGCCATACTACCAAAAGCAGAAACACCTGCTGATATAGCAGCTGCTTGGTTTTGCCTTCCAGCTATTTCTGCTTGCTGTTGTCCAGTTATTTGTGCTTGTTTTCTATTTAATTGTTCTGTTTCTCTTCTTTCTTGTTCACTATAAACAAACTGTTTACCAGAAACTTCTACCTGTTGCATCCTAGCCGCTTCACCCATTAATGCACCTTGAACTCTTAATGCTTCACTCATTTTAGTTTGTTGCAATTGTTGTTCTCCTTGTAATCTTAGTTTTTCGTTTTGAGCTTCTTGTTGTTCTATATTAGCAGCAACACCTTGTTTACTTTTAAGTGCAGCTTGAGCAAGTGCTGTAGCACCTCCTGCAGATGCACCGCTAGCTTGTAAAGCATCTAAAGTATTAGCTAAAGCTATATCTGATTGTTCCATTTGTATTTCAGCCGCTTTTGTAGCTACCCCTAAGTTCTCGTATGGGTTTGAAATCATACCACTTAAATCAGAAATCATTGAAGATAAGTCGGTTACTCCTTCATAAGGATTAATAATTTCTTGTCTGTTATTTTCTAAAACTCTTAATTCGCTTTCAAGTCTTCTTTTTTCTCGCGCTGCTCTTCTAGCTTGTTTAGCTCCTGAAGCCGCACCTATGGCTGCACCACCTAATGTTGCTACACCACCTATTATTGCTGCTGCTACAAATGTCATAATTCTACAATTTGTTTTTCAAGTTTTTTTATATTTTTTGTATTACTAGGGTTTTTATGAACATTTATAAAAATAGATTTTTCATGTGCATAAATAATTCTTTGAGCACCAGGTTTTGATATAGTATAACAAGGAGCTATATGATCTATTACCTCACCATTTTCTTTTATAGTTACTTTACCTTCTAATAAAAACCAAACATGTAAGTGTTTGTGTTTTGCGCCTAATACAGCTTGATCTTTTTGCATAACCATTTTTCTTAAATAAACTTGATCTGCAAAATCATGTGTTATAGGTATTTCTTCTACTTCAACAATGTTACCATTGTTATGTGCTATTTGTATATTGTTTTCTAATTCAATTAATTCCATTTAATATGCTGATTCTACAAAATCCGATGATACTGCAAATAATTCTTTCATACCACCTGGATCTGTTAATGTGTCTGTTGATACTTTTACCGTTGCAAAATAACCTTTTATACCTGTCATTTGTTTACCAAATACTACTTCACCTGGTGCTGCTGTACTATCATTAACTAGATTAGCAACATATTTGTTTTCTTTTCTATCAAAACCAGCATGATTAATAGGTGGTATTAAAGCTGTTGTATTAGCTGTAATAGGTGTTGTTGTTAAGTTTGCAAACGTATTACCAAAGTTATCATATGATCCTTCATTATAACTTCGTATAAATGCTACACTATCATTAGTGTTTGTTGTAGCATAATTTTCAAAATCTGTATTAATGCTACCTATACCGGTTGAGTCAGATACAAAGCTATCAACCTCCCAACCATTGCTACCTTCGTAGTTAACTGTTTTAAATACTTTAGATACACTTACAGATGGGTTAAATATAAACTCTATAGATGCATCACCTTGTGTACCATAAAACTGACATCTTGGCTGTGTAGATATATAATGTTGATATAAACCTCCTGTATCACTAGCACCTGTAGATGATGGCCCTGTTGTATAAAACTTATTTTTTAAACTTAACATCATACCAGGTTTATATGTATATAAACTAGTCCACCCTTGTACTTGTTCATCAAAAGATAATGTTTTGTAATCTACATAAGATGTATCTGGTTGTATAGATAATACATATTGTTTATTATATATATCCCACCCACCAGTTAGTTTACCATTACCCATAGTACCAAATTGATCTCTAAAAAAGTCAATCATACCATAGTTAGATATTTCAGTTAAACCATCTTGTGATAATCTCATTACAGCATTTCTATCTTTGTCTGTAAAGTATTTTCTTCTACCATATACAGCAAAGCTTTCAGGGTTTTTACTAATACCAAAGTTACCTACGTATGCTTGTACTGTACCTATTACCATATTAGATGCTGTAACATTTGGTGTGCCTTCGGCTGTATATATAATATCTTTATCTATAGGTGCTCTGTTAACTTTCTTTTCTTGAAATATAATTAAGTTAGTATCTTCTGCATATAGTTTTTGTATACTGCCGTTAGCTGGATCTACACTTTTTGTTATATCTTCACCTATAGGAAATACGTTTGTATCATTTATACCAGTTCTAGCATTAAATATACCAGAGTAAATTAAAGAGTTTATTCTTCTAGATGCTTTAGGATTGTCTTCTACTAAAAATGCTCTTACACCTTGACCACAATAAGTGTTGTTATAACCACCTCTTATTCTTGATTCTTCTATAGCCCAGTCTCTTTCATTATCTGGATTAGTTGTTATAGCAGGATATGTACCATCACCTCTAGACCCGTTCCATTCAGCTGGTGCAGGGTTAGTGGTATCATTTAAAGTCTTTCTAAGTATAAAAGAATTAAAAAATTTTACTTCTAATGTTGCTGCCATAATTTATTATTGCATATTTCTTTATAATATTACCTTAAGGACAAGATGTTACACCATTTATATACCAGTTTTGTGCTGGAGCGGGTTGAAAATCACTTGAAACATATGTTACACCTGTTAAACGTAGTTCTTTTTCATTTGATATACCATTATCTACTATAGATGCTTGTGAACTACCTGGGTTAATACTAATAGATCCTATAGATGAATAACCATTTAATGGGTCTGATGAAAATACAGTTAATTCAGAAACACCTTGTACTAAAACAGAACCACCAAGTGCTGATGAATCATTTGTTAATCTTGAAAACAAAGCATTTATATTACAAGTTTGAAAAGCTGCACTAAATTTTTGAACAAATATAATACCTGTAGATCCTTGTGGAGAAACAGTCATAGTTCCAAATTGATAACTATTTGCTGGTGGTGTAGGTAAATTATTATTACCACCAGTTGTAGGATCTAGATTAGCTACACAGGGTTGAGCTGTCCTAATAATTTTTTTACCATACTGATCAAACTGTGCTGACCATTTCATATCTTTTGCTGATGTATTACTACCATATTTAAAATTTGGATTTACACCAACACCGCTAAATATAGGTGCTCCATTTCTTGTAGAACTATATTCATTACCCCATTGTACGTTTAAACTACTTTCACCATCAGCTGCGCCTCTATATGAAAACCATTTAGTGCCAGATGTACCAGGATCCCAATGTATAGTTAATTGTGGATCTACATAAAACTGTGATATGTATTTAAATGCCCATTCTCTTGCATAAACTATTTGATCAGGAAACTTTGCCTCTGCTTCTGTTCTTGAATCTGAAGATGAACTTGTTACTCTATAAGCAAATGATGACGGTGGTGTTTTTTCTACACCTTGTACAGCTCCATTACCATAACTTGAAGCAAGTTGAACTGGATTATAAAAATCACCAAAACTTAAATATACTCTTTGATTTTCTTGTGAATTTAAATAATCAGAGTAAGCACCTGATGGACAATTAAAAGTACTTAATGTAGGTATTTTAGGATTAGTTACAGATACAGAGTTTGTTGGAGATATATTTGTACCATATGGGTATCTAGTTATAAGTCTGTATTCACCAAATCTATCTGGTGCATCACTTGGTGCTGTTCCTGATGGTTCTCTAAATGCTTGGTTTCTACCTACTACAAATAATTTTCTACCTATAGTTGTTAACTCTGGATCACTTTGTGTTTCTTTAGATTCCATCCATGATTCAAAACTATCATTTTTAGATGGAGTAGATCCTGTGCCTTCTTGTGTTATTGCAGAGCTTAATTGATCTTTGACACCTGTATTAGCAAAAGCACTAGGTGGTGTACCAATTGTAACAGAACTAGTAGAATTAGGCCTATCATATGTATTAGCATGAGCTCCACCAAACTGTATTGTATTACCTTCTACGTCAGTTGCTGTTTGCCAAGGTGAATTTACATCTTGTCTATATTGTAAATAAGCTGGCCATATAACACCAGGTCTATCATTAGGAGCTTGACCATAATTACCAAGTTCAAAATCTACAATAATATATGCACTACCACCTGGTGTATCTGTAGTACCCGCTGTAATACCAGCAGGCACAGCACTGCTACCACCTGTAGTTGCACAATCTGTTCTACCATTTAATACTACACCACTAGGACTACTAAATAAAGTTGATCCTAAACCTGAATTAGCTTCACCCATAGCAACTTTAGCATTTCTATTAGAGTTAGTCCATGTCCACCCTGTACAGTTTGTTGCACTAGTAGTTACACTCCAAGGTGATGCTACTGTAGTATTAGACAAACCACTTTTAGGTTCTCTATTAACTGGTGGTAATGTTGATGTAGTAACTGGATTAGTGCTACCTGTTGTAGCTGCTGCCCAATAAAAACCTGAAGATTCAGGTCCTTGATTTATACATATGTTTTTAATATTATAAAAACTATCATTTAATGCAAATGTTTCATACCCTTGGTTACCATTTACAACTGTAATACAGGTACCATCTGCTACACCACCTATTGTTGTATCATTTGTACCTGCGTCACTTAATGTAACGGTTAAAGTTACTGGTGTGTTTAGTGTAGCTGTAGGGTCTGTTACTACACCTGTTAAAGGATCTATAACTAAAGCCGGTATACCATTTGCTGGATCTGACGGTGTTTGTGTCATGCTCCAGGTTAAATCTTCTTGGTTTTTACTATTATCTTGACTACCATTTACACCAACAAAAGAGTGTATTAATGTAGCTCCAGGTTGAGCAATAATAGGATTAACACATGTTATTATAGGTGCTACGTTAAATAATTTTTCTGATAAAGATATTTTTGTTACTAATCCATTTTGTGAACCACTGTCATTATTTTGTACATCAAAATTAAATGTAAAAGAATCAATAACAGGTGAATCAGGACTATAATAAAAATAAACACCACTAGCTATGGTTATTACGTATTTATCAGGTGTACTAACACCATTTCCAGGCGTTCTAGTTAATACAAATTTATTTGTTACATTTTCTCCATTACCATTTATTACTGAAAAACCAGATGTTGTATCAATATTACTGTTTATTACAGGAAGCTTAACACCTGAAGCGTCTGATGTGTATGGAAAGAAAGGTAAAGGTGTATATGAACCACTACTATATGTTGCGGTTGGTGATGCACCTGGAGTAATATCTTCTGCTAAATTAAATGTCCAAGTATCAGGCGCTAAAGACATGTTTTCATCTGTAGTAAAGTTTTTAATTACTGCAGAACCTTCTTTAATAGCTGTATTTAATTCAGATACTGTACCAGATGAAGATGTTTCCCAATATATATCTAATCTTGATTCAACTGGTTCTGTTTCATAAATACTTAAAAACTGAGTTTGATCATCTGTAACATTTGTAGGTGCTTGTGTACCAATAGGATTTGATGGGTTGCTTATAGATATTCTAGCTAATGAAGGATTAGATACAGTTTGATAGATAGAACCAAACTTAACACCAGTGGTATTATCAAACATATTGTTTTGATCTGATATAGTAGATACTGTATCTGATATAGCAATATTAGTAGCTGTGTTTACAGGGTTAAATTGATAATTATATGTAGGTGTAGCATTTGAATGTGGTGCTATTCTACCAAATAACTGTACTGAGCTTCTAAATTGTTTTTGTTCTGGACCTACCTCAGATAAATCTCTAGGTACTTTGTTTATATTATCATTTAACAATGAAATAAATGAAACTGTATTTACTGGATCAGGTGCTGTAGATTGTTGAGCAGCTGTTAGGTTAGGATAAAAATTCATAATGCTTGGTAAATAAACATTATAATATTCTTGCTCTGTTTGTTTAACAACTATTTTATAACTATACCAACCAAGTGGATTATATTCTGTACTAGTCGGATCTCCATTATATAAACCGGGCCAACCTGTAGTAAGGTTATGAGGTCTATTTTCATCTATAGGAGTATTAAAAAGTATTTTAATAGAATCACCAGGCCATTGTTGTATTCTATTTTGATTAGCCGTTGTGTTAGAAACTTCATTATATGGAAAATAAACTGTATCACCTAATAAAGTTAAATTATCATTATCTGTTGCTTGTGTATTAACAGATGATAGTATAGTTGTCGATGTTCTACCATATCTATCGGATAATACAACACCAACTTGATAATTTCTATTTTGCTTAACAGTGTGCATAGGATATTCTCTTGACACTGTTCTTTCTATCGGTCTTGGTACTGTTGGATCATCTGCTACAAAGGTTGTATATTTATCAGATACAGCTACATTATAATCTAATGTTTCAGGCGGTGTATGTTTGTTTTGAAAATTACCATATACTAACCTATTACTTATTATTTCTTGATTATGAGCTCTAACAGGCGCTTTATCATATACCCTAATTAATTCAGATTCAGGTAAAGTTTTATAAGGTTTATTACCTTGATAATTATATTCTATTGTTGTAGCAGTGTTAAATCTTTCATAACCAAAGCTACCAGTTCTTGGTATTACGTCTACAACTTGTACAGCTAAAGCATCTGATTCTTTATATAAAATTTCTATTTCATCGATTTTTAATGAATCAAATAAATTAACAGCTTGTATACCATCATTATTAATATCTAAAGGTAATGGTATTTGTAAAAATATATTGTTAACTTTGTTTTCCATAAAATCAACAACAGTACTTCTATATGTAGCTTGTTCATCTGTAGTGTTACCTGTTGGTGTTGTTTGACCTATAAAATAACCATCTTGTTTAGGTATAAATGTTGGCTGCGTAAATGGTGCCATAATTGAATAATTACCATCTTCATATTTAAAACGATAACTAAATCTTACAAATTTATCTTCTAAAAAATCAGGATCTCCATTAAATTTAGGATTATAATTTGGATTTGTTGTTAAACCAGGAAAATCTTCGTTATATGTGCCACCAGGATTCATTGGTGTACTAGCATCCTCCATGCTTGTTACCCAATAACTTGGAGATGTAAGAGCTGTTAATGTGTTTTGGTTAAAATAAATGGTAGTGCCTGCAGGTATATCTACTGTTGTTGTTGCTAAAGGTGTACCAGCAGATAAATTAGATCTGTCTATTAATGTTATTTGATTACCGTTTGCAAAACTTTGTAAAACAGTATCAGCTGGTATACCAGGTACTACTACCCCAGCTGAATCTACAGCTGTTATAGTAGCACCAATTAATGTTTTATCTACACCTAATTCTTTGGCTAATCCTAATCTATTATCAGCTTGTAATAATATTGTGCTACTACCAGTTGTTGTTATTCCATCGGTTAAAGCAGATCCTCCATTTGGTAAAAACGCATTATCTCTTTTGTGATATAACTGTATAGGTTGAAAAGGCGCATATGTTGCTACAGATATTTGATCTTCTGTTGTATAATAATTAGGAGTAGTAGCTCTATCTATATTAATTCTACGAGGTTGATTTCTATCATCTGTCCAAAATAAAATACCTTCTAATAAATTAACAGATAATATAGGAAAGTTTTTAGAAAAATTTAAAAAAGCACCTGTAAGTAATAAGTTAGTTTCATTACTTGCAACATTGTGTACATATATATAATTATTTGCAGTAGTAGAATAATTAATTGATTGAAAGTTATAATTTGTAGAAGATCTTTCATCATAATCAGTTAAAAATATATATATGTTATCATTAACTTCATCTGTATATAAACCGATAGTTGTAAGATCACAATTGCAACCACTTATAGTTTTAAAATCTACAACAAGTTTATTACCTAAAACATTTTCTAACGCTCCAACGTCGGCACCTTCTGATTTACTTACTTGTATATTAACTCCTTCACGATATTCACCATTTGGTAAAAGCCTGGCATCCAGGTCTTTATTCATTTTGGATTTAATAAAAGCATTTTTTACTTCTGCCATTTAATTTAGAATTTAAGCCATTTAGATTTACCTCTCATAATCTGAACAAACTCATTAGATTTTAAATTAGATAATCTTATTTTTGCGTTTCTTAGTTTTGCACTTTTTTCTTGTTTAAGTCTTCTTATTATATATTCAGGTTGATTTATTCTGCTAGCTAAAATAGCATGACTTAAATAAGCATAAACAGCTTCTTCAGCTAACTTAGGTACTCGCATATCTTCTTCATATGCTAAACCATCTGATACATATTCTAATACTATAATTTTATCTTTTAAATCACTAGAAAAAGCAAATGTACCATTACGATCATTAATTGTAAAAGTACCATTTATTTGTGATGTTTCAGGTTGTAAACCATATCTTTGGCCATAACCATAAAACCAGTTACCATACCAACCATATAATCCATCAGCTACAAGTCTACCTGTTATATCATCTCTTATTTCTTGTAATATTTCAGTATTTTGTTCTTTATATCTTTTTTCTGTTATAGATGTACCAGTTAAGTTTTGTCCTTCGTTGTCTTGTGTTGCTATACCTTGAGCATCTTGTATAGGTTTAGTATAAGGATTAGTAGTTAAAGTTGTTGGATAAATAATATGTGTTATACCTATATCATCAACCCATGATAAATTTACATAATTAACATAATCTTGTGGTATTGGCACGTTTAAACTAGGAGGTATAGTTAATTCTTGAGATTTTATACTTCTTAATGTATCATAGCTAAACTCTTGTAAAGCTCTTTTAGTGTGAAATATTACATCGGTTCTTTTTACACTAGGTATAAGTTTACCAGCACCTACATATGCGACTAAAAAATTATTAACTAAGTCTTGTACTTTAATATATGAATAGCTATTATAATTATGTTGTGTTGTTTTACCAAAAGCATCTCTATCACCATATTCACCACCTGTTTCTGTTAACAACTGTACAACAACAAAAGTACCAGCTGCTTGAGCAGGTAATGTAAATACATTATCTAATACAGTATAGGTTGTAGTGTATTCTGTAAATGTACCAGGGTTACCATTAGCACTAGTATATATTCTAAAATTATTTTTATTATAATTTTCAGATGTAGGATCTGAACTACCAAAAGTAATTTTTGTATTAAATGTAGTGGTAAATGTTGTTTGATCTGTTGTAGCAATGAACATTTGAGCACCTGCATAATATTGCGAATTAGACTCAGTAATTAAACCGCCATTTGGTTGCGCCATAATTTATATTTTTTCGTTTTGTTCATTAATAGCAACTTGTTGAGCTGCATCTTGTACTATTTGTGGATCTCTAATTATTACACCTGCATATTTTAATATTTGTAATATAAGGTTTGTTTGCTCTGATATATGTAAATCAAAATCAATAGAACCTGTTGGCATTGTATTAGCATCATAAAGATTTGAATTATATAAATATTGTCCTAATGTACCAACAGTAAAGCCCCAAATTGGACTTACAGGTTTTCTAACATATTCTACTTGTATGTCACCAGCTGTAACTATTGTATCTGGTTTAACATATAGTTTAAAGTTTTCGAATAAATATATTGGAAAAGTTGTTGAGGGTTTTGTAAGAAGAGATTTGTTTACTTGATAGAACTCTGCTCTATCAACACGTTGTATTTCAGTTTGGTTTTTATATAAAACCGTACCTAATCTATAAAATATTACCTCTTGGCCATATGCATCTAAACCTGGAAGTGTCCAGTAAGAAAGTGTTTTACCTGTACTAGATGGTGTAATTGATGTAAAAGCAGCATCACCAAAAGTTTTAAATATAGCTAATTTTTCATCAAGATTTTTAACTCTATCAGCATAATCAGTATCAGTTTGTGGAACTCTTATTTGCTGATTCATATCTTCAAAATATTTTTCAAATATTTCTAATTGCACTTGAGTTCCTAGACTATTAAACTCAGAAGGAGTTATATAACCTCTTTGTTCTTTATTTAATATAAGTAAAACAGTTTGATATACCGTGTTTACGTTTATAGCCATGTGTATTTTTTATTATAATAAAGGAGGCACTTGGCCTCCCTTATTAGTATTACATATTAAGAAAGTTTTTTCTCTATAGACTTAAAGATTTCTAATCCTTCATCAGTCTTAAAGAATTGAGCCATTGCAGAATATGGATGTTCATCAAACGGTACTGTCATTAATTTTTTACCATTTGAAGCCCACATAAATGTTCTTTGATCAGAACTTAGTTTTATTATTCCAGCTTCTGTAGCTTTTATTGCAAAGTTTCGTAATTGTACATTTTCATCATTTGCTAGATCTAAGAATAGTTTTGCATTTTTCTTAGCAAATACAAGTAAATCTCTTTTTATTTCCTTAGAACTCATCTCTGATACCTTAGAACCTAATTCTACTCTTAATATTGCTTCAGCTTGATCAATATCTATGTTTCTAGCCATATTTAAAGCATCTATTTCAAGTTCTAAATCTAAAAGCTCGTCTTGTGCAATTACAACTTCATCTAATTCTTTATATCTTTTATCTTTTAATGGATGATATAAAGATAATATTTTTTGTAAAGCTTGATTTTGTTGTTTTACATATAATGATCCATCTCTAAATACTATATGTCCTAAAGTTGCTTCACCTTTTTGTTCATCTTTAAACGGAGAGTTTTGATTTGTTGCATATCTTATTTCTCTCTGTTCTTGTGTTTTTTCATCGTACCACAAAAGAGGGTGTCTTGTTGTGTGTTTAGATGGTATTTTATATGTTAATGGACTATTAGGCCCAGTTAATATATATGTTCTATCTTTTATTTCCCAGCTTGGTGCTGAAATTGTTTTTTCTTTTTTTGCCATGATATAATATAATTAAATAATTAATGTAAAGACAAGGGCACCATTAAGATGCCCTATCTTTACTAAAAAAATTAAACTCCTTTGAATAATACAAAGTTGTTTGCAGCTTGAGTTACTAAACATCTTTCTGATAGGAAGTTGACTTCCATAGCATCAAGATTAGAAGTGTAAGCACCTCCTGCTGAACCAGTTAACCAAGACTTCATTCGTCTGTCTTCTGTTTGAGAAGCTCTATATCTGACGTGTAAGAATGGTCTTCTAATATTTGTACCTAAAATTTGATCGTATACAGTTGATGTACCTGCTGGTATTAAAACTCCTTCAATAGACTGAGTACCATCAATAGCACCTCTTGTAGAAGCGTCATTTAAGTATTTCCAGTCAGTTTTGTAGAAGTCATATGAACCTCTTCTAAAACCACTAAAACCTAAGTTTAAAGCCATTTCTTCAGAGTTTTCAAATAAACCGTAAGCAGTACCACCACCTTGACCGATAGATATGTTTGACAACATATTATCAAATTCTAGTGCAGTTGATCTTTGTAAGAACAACATATTTTCTTCAATAGCACCTTGAGTGTCTAAGTTTTTAAGTATTGCATCAAAGTCATCTAGACCAGAAGCTCCAGAAAAACCTACTTCAACATTACCTCTTGATGAGATAGCAGCAAAAAGACCTTCAGTACCTTTAAAACCTGAAGCAGCAGCGTTATTTCCAGCGGCCGCAGCAGCGATCTCACCTTCAACACATACCATTTCTAGGTAATCTTCAAATCTTAATCTTGTTTCAGATTCAGCTTTTAAGTACCATAAATAACCTGTAGTACCATCTTCAGTAGTTACTTCAACCCAACCAATTTGAGCCATATCAGAACCATTTATTGTATAAACATTTCTAATTATAATTGGTGAATTGTTGTACTGTTGAAAAGAAGGTGTAATAGTTACTTGTGGTTGAACAGTATTATTTAAGTTGTTAAGACCAGCGCCTGCATTAGATGTAGAAGCACCTTTAACAAATTCTGAACCATAAACAAATATTTTTACTGACGTACCTAAGCCACTAAGATCTGTAGTTAAATAAGGAGCAACAGTCACTGCACCTGTAGTAGTGTTAGATGCTGTTACAACACATTTAGCTTCATTACCAGCATCGTCTAAAACTACAATAGTTTGTCCGGGAGATATTACATTTCTTGTAACACCTGGAGCTGTAGCAGCTGGTACTGTAATTATAGATGGGTTAGCCTGGTCGTTAACACAATTATCATATGCTATATGTAATCTGTTTTGCTCTGACCAAACAACTTGATCTGAAGTCAGAGGCATTTCAGCACCTACCATACGTAAAAAACCAGAAAGAGTTCTGTTTCCATATCTTTCTACTTCTTGTTCGTATATTTCAGGTAGATATTGCTGAGCAAAATCATTATTACCATCTGTAAAAGATAGGTAATTGCTGGCTAATAGCTGCTGATTAGGAGCAGGAACTATTGAGCCAAACTGTGGAGTTAAAATTCCCATAATTTATTTTCAATTTTTAATTAAACGTTCTTTTTTTTATTTTCAATTTTGAAGAATCAAGACCACTAACTGCTTTTACTTTTAAACCACCTATAAATACTTCTCCAGATGCTGTTTTACGAGGTTCTGTACTAATATTTTTAGATTTTGCTAATTGTTCTTTTATTGCATCAGTTTTACCTTGCTCATAAAAGTGATTAGCTATAGTATCAACATTTTGTGCTGCATATAAAGCTTTGTGATAACCAGCTGTGTCTTCAATTTCTCCACTTTTGCCTAGAAACTTTCCGACAAAATTAGATAAGTCACTTTGGTTATTTGCAACAGATGAAGGATCTTTTATTCCATATCTAAACTTTTTATCTCCTAATTTAAAATCAAAACCTTTGAATTCTGGGTTAAGCATTTGTTTAGTATTAGATACAAATCTTTCATGTCTAGCTTTTTGCTGTTCTCTATCTTCGTTATAGCGATTAAAAAAGTCTATTGCTTTTTGTTGTTCTTGTGTTACGCCAGGCCTCAACTTGATTTCTGCGTAATAATCTTTTTTAAGACCATCTAAAAAACTTTTAGCTTTTGCTATTTCTTCCTTGTAAGCGAGTTTTTTCTTTTTAATATCTCGCTCTTCATCGACCTCTTCATCATACTTAAAAGTATCTTCAATTATAAAATTAACTTCTTCAGCATTTAAATGAGGTTTTGCTTGCTTGTAATATTCATGTAATAATGCTTCATCATTTACTTTACTATAATCAGCATTAAGTCTGGCATAATCTTCAATTGATCCACCAGTTTCTTCCATAAATTTTACTAATTTTTCTATGTTTTCAGGTAGCTTTTGTGCTTCTGCTTCCTGTAATACTTCTTTTTGTTCCGATGTGGTAGTGGTAGTTTCATTGCTTCCTGCCACTCCTGCCTTGTTAGAATTATCTTCTTCATCTGTAATTTCTTGTAAAGGTGAATCAGTTTCTATTTTTTCTTCTGACTCTTTATCTTTAACATCGTCGCTGGACTCTTGTATTTGTTCGTCCACCTTAGGGCTATCTCCGGTTTGTTCGCCCACATCCACTTTCTCTGTTTCTCCGATTGAAATGGCATCTTTTTCTTCTTTTTTACTTAAATCTACTTTTGTTACTGTAGGTTTTTGTTTTTCTTGTGACAAAACTTTAGCTTTTTTAACTTTAAAACTACCTTCTGTTTTAACTTCTTCTACAGGTTTTGCCTCTATTTTTGTTTCTTCTTTTACTTCTTCAACTTTTTTCGTTTCTTTTTTTGACATAATAAAATAATATAAAATTAATAATAAATTATCTTGGGGTAAATTGTTCTAACCCAAAACCATCAAGACTATCGTTATCTGATTCAAAATTTTTAGGTAATAAATCATTTTGTCTTTGACTAATAAGTTCACTTTGTTGTGTTCCTTGTATTTTTACTCTTTTATCTTTACGATCTTCGATAGCTGCTTCTTTTTGTTGTTGTGCTTTAGCTTGTACTTCAGCTAATTGAATATCATAATTAAACTCTTCAGCCATTAATTGTTTTTTAATTAACGCTTCTTGTTCCATTTTTTGTATTTCAAATTGAGATTTAGCTTGTTCTATTTGTATTTCAGTTTCAGCTAAAGCTTGTTGTTTTTGTACTTCAGCAAGAGCTGCTTTTTCAGCAGACTCTGCATTAGCTTGAGCTTGAACTTGAATGTTTTCTAATTGTTGTGCTCTATCTTTTTCCTGCTTTTTCTTTTGTCTTAATTTTAAACTTTGATTAGCAAGTTTACTATTTTTAATTTGTCTTAAATCTATAGCATCTTCTAAACCTATATTTCCAGCTTGCAAAGCTATTTGTATGTTTTGTTCTAATGCAGCTTTATCTTCTTCTTCTGGTTCGAGTTCTAAATAAATACCAAAATCATGCATACTTAATTTTTGTATTTCTGATAAGGTATTTGTATTAAAAGTATTTATACTAGATAATAAACTTTGTCTTGTTAAAGGAAAGTTTAACATATCCGCTACTCTTAAGCTTATATTTTCACAAGTTCTTACAGTTAAATACATTAAAGACTGTAGTATATGTCTTGTAGCAGTATTAGAGTTTGCTGCTGCTAATTTTTGTAATCCAACTAAAGCATCTTTTGCTGGTGTTGTTCCATCTCTTGCTTCATTTAAACCGGTTACATCACGTATCATTTGTAAATAATATTGATATGTTTGTATCATAGCTGATATTTTACCCATACCATTTGAAGTTTGTAACTCTTGAACAGGTACTTTACCTCTATTTATTTCACCATCTTGAGTTAGTGATCTACCAACAATACTACCAGTTTGAAAATACATATTTAATGCCTCGGCTGGATTATAATTTGTACCGTTACCTAAATCAACTTCTGCTAAACCATCTACATCTAAATATACACCATCAGGTACCATTCTTGATAACACTTGTTGTAATTTTAAATGCGTAAGTTGAATCATATCTGCAAAACCTATTGTTTTACTTACAACAGACTCTATTCTACCTTGATACATTCTAGGAGCAGATATAATATAATTCATATTTACTTTTGTTGTATCGCCAAAAGGTCTAGTCATATTTTCACTTAATCTCCAATCTAATAAGTTTTTACCTAAACCTAAAACTTTTGCACCTGTATATAAAACTTCTATTGATCTACCAACTCTTTCAAAATTATCATTAGGTGGAGGATCAAAAGTATCTGGTTTTTCTAATGTTTTTTCTAAACCTTGATCTGTTTGTTTTATTTTAAACACTTGATCATGATATGTTTTATATTCAAAATATAAAACTTGAACTTGATCTTTAGTGCTTTGTCCCCACCACGTATTATCAGTGTATGAGTTTCTACCCGGATATTTTTGTATTTCTTCTAATTCTTTATCACTTAAATAAGGAAACTGTCTTTTAACTTCAGACAAAGACATGTTTTTTACTTCACCTACATAATATATATCTTCAAAGTTTGGATCATCAGTATAAGAATATACAATGTTTGCAGGATTTACATAATCAACTGTTACACCTTCTGATAAATTAAAATTAGTTTTTACACAACCTATTCCTAAAATAGTTAAATCTTGTGCTAATCTTTTTTTAGTTTCATCATATTTATTAAAATCAAGTATATTATTAATAACTTCTTCTTCAGCTATTTCAACACTTTGTTTATATTTTAATTGTAAATATAATTCTAATTCTTCCGGATCATCTGGTAATGCTTCTGGGTTAGGTGAGTTATAAAAACTTCTACCAGTTAATTGAGCTAATTGTTGTATAGCCTCTTTATTTTGTATATCTCTTAAAGCATTAAAAGCAAAATTAGTTCTTTCTTGTATAGCAAAAGGATCTTGAGCATAAGATTTTATTTCATATCCTTTATCTGTCATACCATTAACTACTATATCTACAAATTTAGATAATATAGGAACAGGTTTCCAGTCTAAATTTAAATAAGATAAATCACCATTAATAGCTAATTCATCTTTGTATTTTTGAACAGGTTGTTCTCCTCTAGCATATAATCTTAATCTGTTAAAATTTTGAAAATTACTAAGAAATCTATTCTGACCACTACTATTTTTAAACCACTCACCTTCAATAGCTTGTGCTACCTGTAAACCATATTCTCTAGACTTTTTCACTTCTTCAGGTACCACCTGATCAGGAAAAGCACTATTATAGTTAATGTTAACCATCTAATTTAGTATTTTTGAATTTACTCCTTTATTATCATATTTTTTGAAACCTAAAGGTACAGTTGTTAATTTTCTTTCAGCAACAGGTCTATATCTATTTTTATTACAAGCCATAATAGCAAGACCAGAGCTTATAGAAGCATCATGTGATGTTCTATTATTAATGTTAAATTGTGCCCAGTCTTCTAATGTGCGTTGAAAATACATATCACCGTAATTTTCACCATCAAATCCTATAAAATTTTCTATATAATCTTCTATAGCAGCTGCATGAGCTTGTTTTATATCTTCACTAGAATTAGGTATTCCACCTATCTCTCTTTCTGTTACAGATAATTTATTATATATTTTATCAGGTCTATTCATTGAATAACCTCTATAACCTCTACGTTTTAAATAATATAAAAGTCTAGGTTTGTTATTTTCTGCAAGTATAGGCATACCGTAAAATACAATTGCCATTAAAACATCTTCAAAAAATATTTCTGCAGTTTGTGGTCTAGCTATATACTCTAAAAAAAATGTATTAGGCGGAACATCCGCCATTGTAAACTTAGTTAAACCATGTAAAGATCCTTTAGATCCTCTACCGTCAACAGTTCCTGATATATCATATGGATCACAACCAAAAGCACCACAGTCTTCATTAGCTGGATATTTTATACCATTTTTAACTATATATCTATTTTGTAAATTAATAGGTGGTGTCCATGAAATAAAAAATCTACCACTGTTATTAGGAACAAATATAACTCTAGTATCTTTAATCCCACTTTCCCATTGAAAATTACCTTGTGTAATTGCTGTAGAGTGTTTTAAATCTTCATTATAATCTATTTGTTCATAAATTTTTGCAAGATTAAATAAAGATTCTTTAGCTTCATCTCTAAAAGCATGTTTTTCTGTTCTTGGAAATTGTCTATATAATTCGTTTAAACCGTCTTGATCATCTTTTAAACCTTCAACTTCGTTTTCCCAGTGTGATATAACCCCGATCTCAATTGTTGTTCCATCGATGCTTTTAACTGGTTTTTCTGGTGTGTCGAATACAGGAAAGCCATAAGTATCGATGTATCCTTCGTAGTTCCATTCCATAGGTATGAACAAAGAATATAATCCTGAACCAGTCTGTCCGTTGCGGTTTCTTTTTGTAACGTCTGAAGCATCATATAGTTTTTTAAAATTAGCACCACCTTTATCTAAAGCATTAGAGGTAGAACCCATCATACATTTACCTACAATCCTACTTCCAAGTCTTAACGTTGTCTTCGTGACCCTCCAGTTGTTGAGGATGTTGTCCGGTCTCTCCCATTTACCCGACTCATCATGGGCGAGTAACCTGAGTTTCTCCCCGTCGTAGGAGTTGTCACCGGTATTCTTCCAGTCAATGGTAGTATCGAGCCCGATGAGTTCCTCGGGGGTGTCGTTCTGCTCGATCTTACGGCGGGTGAACTTCGATGCCGGTACCCTGTATGCCAACTCAGTCTTTGGCCTGTCCATACCGTCCTGAATTGGTTTGAAAAAAAACGGGTAGTTGACCGATATGGGTACCACTTTATCTGTGAACATCTTCTTTGCATCTGCACCAGTCTTGGATAAAATGCCATACCTGGAGTCAGCGGAAATTGTAGCTTGATGAACGAGTTCTGAGGATGCCATGAAGCTAAAGCCAGACCGTCTATTCTTGAGGTAACACATTCCATAGGATCTATGATCCAACTTACACGCTTCCCAGAATATAAAGAATAAGCGGTTTGATTCTCTGAACTGCGCAGAGCCAACGTCAATTTTTGTCCACTGCAAGTACATATAATGAGAGCCAGTAATGTAAGTAGGAATACCTTTGTTATAGAAGCTAAAGCCTTGTTCCCTTCTTTTAAACTCTTCATCAATATAATCATACCATTTATTTTTAAAATCAAGCGATGTTTGATTCCAATCAAAAACAGTTTTTAATTTAGTTAATTGTTTTGGATAATCAAAAACCTCCCAATATTGCTCTTGTTTTTTATTAGATCTTTTATACGTTTTTTCTAGTAAAGGTAAAGCTATTTTTAAACCTTGTATTTCATATATTTCACCAATTTTACCAGTTTTACTTATAATAATAACATCATATTCTTTATTATAACCTGGTTCCCATTTATTATATCTATTATTTCTAGCTATAATTTTTGGTTTTATATGATTATCTAAAACTTTATATAATGTTTGTTTATACATTATCTTGATCTACCTTCTGCAAAACCTCCAAACGTTGAAGCTTTACTATTTTTATTTGTAGAGTTAATCATATTTTCTTCTTCTTCTATTCTAGTTAATATTTCAAAGGCATCAAATATAGCTAACTTTTTAGTAGCAGCAGCATTTTTTAATCTATCAGCTGATACATCATCTTCTGAATCTACTATTTTTTCTTTAGCTACTTTTATTAATTCTTCAACCGCTTTTTGCCCAGCTTGGATTATACGCAGCTTTGTTTTTTTTGTTTCCATATTTAACTAAAATATCATTTGATTCCATACAATATAAAAGTTCATTATTAATAATAAACTCAAATTCACGTTGACTTTTAAACCCTACTAAGTCTCCTACGTTTATTTTAAACGTTTCTAATGTATTATTACCATATTTTAGTATTCCAGTATTCTTTAATAATTTTTGATTACTAGAAGTGTTATTTTCTAAAACAGGTTTTACAAAACAATATTCAGCTTGAGTACGCCAACCATTGTTATAATACATGTAAATTTGTGATGGGTGAGCAAAATAAAGATTATCTTTAAAATATTTTGTACTGTTTACAGACTTACCTTTCATATTATAGTATCTTCTAAATAAATTATGATGTACTATAACGTGATCTCCTTTTTTAATTTTTGTTTTGTATTCTAGTGGAACACTTACAACTTCAGCTTCTCTGTTTACAAATTTATGACTTGATATGCTAGAATTAACAATTAGTTCACAACCTTCTATATTAATTTTATTTTTATATCTTTCACCTACAGGTTTAATTATAAATTGATATAAACTATTCATTAATATTCTAAATCATATTCTACAGATATTGCCATTTGTGAATTAAATTTTTTCCAAGGCAATACCTCACCATCTTTTTTAATAAAAATATTATAAGCATCTTTTTCCTCATCACACAATATATGTGATATAGTATGACCACCATACACTTGCTGCCCAACAGCATAATGCATGGCATCATTTTTATAATCAGATCCAATACTGATTTTTCTTATAATTTTACTACTCACTTTTTTTAGGTTCTTCTATTAATGTATAACTACCATCTTCAAGACTAATATTTATACCACCATACTGTTTTTCCAACTCTTTTTTAAAATCTTCAGCATCTTGTACAATGCCAGCATATTTATGTAATAAACCGTGTTTTTGTGTTTCAAGAAAACCTATATCTTTTAAAGATTGAGCTATATCTTCTTGTTGTTGCTTAATAGTATTTAATTGTTCAGCTGTGATTTTACCAGCCACTTTTTCTTTTTTTGTCATTTGATTTAATTTAATTATAGTTTTTTAAAATAATGCTAATATATCTGTAGCAGTTGTTTCAGTGTCACTTGTTAAGTTAAACACTCTTTTAACAGCTATTGGTAAAAAGCTGTTTGCTGTAATACCTTTAATTATTATAGGTTGTTCATCACTAGCTAATGTTAATTTTATATTACCAGCTCCACCTACGTATAGTGATGGCATTTTAGTTACAAAAGTACCGCTTGGTCTTTCTAAATCACCACCAGCTAATGTTGCTGTTAAAGCGCCTGTTAATCCTGTTACACCAAAAGCTAGTTCTAATGAAGCTAAACTAAACTCTATTGTTTGTGCAGCAACACCTACATTAGGGCCTTGATTTTGTACGGTAACACTAGCTACAGCACCCGCTCCATCTGAAGCTACTAAAAATGTAGCACCTAAACCAACACCTCTTGGTGTGGCAATAGTGGTTAATGTAGCAGCACCAGGATATGTACCTCCAGTAGCATAAACAATTGCACTACTACTAGCAGGTAAACCAGCTATAGTATTTGTAGACAAGTTGCTTAGCCCAGCGGCTTTTAACGTTTTTGATTCTTGCAACTCTATTGCACTAGTTGAAAAATCACTTAAATTTTTTTGATAGTATCCCATTTTACTTTACTTTGTCTTTTATTTTTTCATATGTTCTTAAACCTCCTAAACCAAGCATACCTAATAATACAGTCATTAAGTGTTCCATTTGTAACGGAGGTGGTACATCTGCAGCTTTTGTTATCCATATAAATAAATCTCTAATAACAAAATTATATGCTAATGCAAAACCACATATCCAACCTACAAAAGGTCGCCACCCCGCAACGAACAAAGTTCTATGCGAGGCTTCAACCATATTAATTTTTGTTTGTAATTCAATAAGTTTTTCTGGATCTAATTCTTTGCCTTTTATTGCTTCTCTTATTTCCCAAGCTAAGCCACCAGCAACTGATTTTCTTCCGTCACCGCCTTTTAAAAGACCTAAAATTAATTTCCACATTTATTTAATCTTTTTTACTAAAATAATTTTGAATTCTTGAATTTCTATTTGCAGCAGCTCTTCCCATTGCTTGACTTGTTGGATCTTCATTTTTAAAAGCACGGCTAACTGTGTTTTTAAATTTTGTTAGTGCACCTTTATATTTATCAGGATTTACAAGATCTCTAAATTTTTGTTTAGTAGATTCTGGTAATTTAATAAATTGTGCTGGTCCGTCATGTTCCATATGAGGCCCATATCCATGTTTACCTGGTCCTTTTGGTTTTCCATATTCAGCCATACCTGGATGATGTTTACCTGGTCCTTTATGCATACCATGTTTTTTAGGTCCCATTGATCCATATTCACCAGGACCTTTACCACTAGCTCTATTGTCTATTGGCATTTCTGATAGTAAGTTTCTTGCATGCTTAGACATCCATGAACCTCCTTTTACTAGTTTACTTCCTTTTCCCATTTTTTTTATTATTTGCTGGTTTTTCCCAAGGCAAATTAGAGTTACCCTCATCAAATGTACTACGCGGATATGTTTTACCTTTGTAATATACATTTTCTGCATCATAATCAAGCACACCACTTTTTAATTGTTGTATATGTACTTCTTCATGTCTTATAACATCTTTTCTTTGCTCTGGATCTGTTATGTTTTTATTAATTAATATGTTTCCGTTTTTATCAGCTCTACCTAACACACCTTCTTCTAATTCTACCTCATGTACAGGTGTACCCATAACATAAGGTGGATTTGTTAATTTAAAAGCCATATTAGTTTTTTATAGGTGTTTCTATCACATACTTTGCATTAGGAAATATATAATCATATCCTGGATACATTATTTTTGTATAACCCCTATCATCTGTACCAGATACTTTAAATTTTACTCCTTTCATTGTTATATTACCACCATTAATTATATTATGTGATTTATTAACATCAGGGCTATTATGTTTGTATCCTTTTTTAGATGTTTTCATTTAGTTGAGTATGGAAACATTTTGTTTAAAATATCTCTACGTTTTCCGCATCCACAAGGAATATTAAGACCCTCGGAGACTTTGTCAACGACAGTCTTAATACCTGTTTTAGTGGTAAACTTTTCTATTGAATCGCCTAGTCCTCGTGATTGCATAATTATTAAGCTATAGCTATATCGTTTACATACATCTGTAGCGGTGTACCTGCATCATCTTTTGGTAAAAATACTTTAGATTTTACACCACCTGGATTTGCAGTTAAAGCGTCATTAATAGCTTTTGCACCTTTATTACTTGTAAGTGTAGGGTTTACAGCTGAGGTTTTACTAGTACTTAGTGTTACTGTAATAAAGTCAGCAGCTGTACTACCACCATTTACTGTAATAAGAACAGTTTGATCAGCAGTTTGAGTAACAGTTGTAACTAAATCAGCATTTATTAAATGTTTTCCATTTTCAAAGTCATTAGAGTTACCAACAACTTCTAGTTCTATAAATTTTGCCATTTTTAATATTTATGTTTGTGTTAATGTTTGTGTTTTGGTTAGATTTATACAGTTCTATCTGTTTTTAATGATGTTTTTTATCATACTTCATATCACCAGCAAGTTTAGAAATATGCTTTTCATCAGCTGTCATATCTATATTACTATGATTATGTTTAGCATCATAGTCTATATCTCTTTTTAAATATGATATATGTGCTGCATCATCTCTTTCAGCAGCATGTACATTATGTTTTGTTACGGGAGTATGAGAATGTCTAGCATTACCAGTATAATGTCCAAAATGTCCTTTTTCCATAATTTATTTTTTATTGTCTTTTAACTTTAACCATTTAGATACAGTATACCCTATAGTTACTAATAAAAGAATTATTTTAAGTGAAATCTCTATATGTGTCATTGATACAGCAAGAGCTATACCATTTATGGCTAATAACTTAATATCTGAAACAGCCATTTTAACCTTGTACTAATTTGGTTATAGGAAATTTAACTTGGTATGCATTTGGTCCACATGGATATTTTGATACTTCCATACCAGTAATACCAGAGCTAGAACCCACACCGTGCATTCTACCTTCTTGATTTAATGGACCATCCCATATATGAGATTCTCCTACTATACCTACTTTTTTATTTTTACTTGCTTTGTTGTAACCTGGATCGTGTTTCATTTTTTTATTTTTTATTTTTGCATCCAAAATTTTTTGCGTAGTTAGCCATTTTTCTGACACTATCGCTGTATTTACCGTCTTTAGCTTTCATAACAGCAGAAGCTGCACTACAGGCATCTTTAAATCCATTTTTTTTAGCCCAAGCTGTAAACTTACCTTGATTTTTTTCTTTTATTTCAGGAAAACCTTTTTGTAATAATGGTGATGTGCTTCTCATTTATTTATTACTTTAAATTTACATTTTTCTAACTTTCCCATCATTTTTCTTTCTTCTTTTTCGCATTTTTTCCATAGTTTCTTTGTTGCGCTTTTTATGTTCTTCTTGGTCTCTTTGTTTCATTTTTTCACGCGTCTCTTTTCTTATCTGCTCCCTTATTTTTTCTCTTTCTTCGTTTCTTCTTTCTTCACGGGATTTTGTTTTAAATTTTGGTTCAGGTTTTTTACTTTTTTCATTGGGATTTGGAACTTGATATTGTGCAGGACCTTTTCCTTCTTTAAGGTTTTTTTGATGAGTTTTACTTCTAGGATCACTTGCTTTTCTTCTAGGATATTTATCATTTAAATTTGCATCTTTATGATAATCATCTGGATTTCTTCCATATTTATTGTCTGGTGTTGGTTTTACTTGATTAACTTGTGCAGGACCTTTTCCTTTTTGTTTATCTCTAGAGTCTATTATTGCTTTTCTTTTTTCACCTCTAGTCATTTTACCTTCACGAGCTTTTTTACGTATTTCTTTTCTTTCTTGTCTACCTTCTTGTCTTTTTGCTCTTTTTTCTAATCTTAAAGTTTTATCTCTTTTTTGTTGAGTTTTACTTTTTGTTTTACTTACTCTACCTTTAGCTGCTGTTTCTTTTGAAGTTGTTTCTTTTCTAGCATCAGCTGCTTTTTGTTTTGTTTTTTCTAATCTTTTTTGGCTTTTTGTTTTAGGTTTTTTTGTAACATTTGATTTAATTTCAGAAACAAAATCACTACCTGGTGCCATTCCAGCTTGTGCAGGACCAATAGAACCTTTTTTAGCCATACCTTGCATATGATTTACAGCCATTCTAGGATCATACGCTTGGTTTAGTATTTGAGCATTTGTAGATACGTCCATACCCATTGGTTGTCTTGGTTGTTGTCTTACCATATTAGACATGTTATTTACAGATCTATTTGGTTTTAATACACTTTGTGAACCTGGTTGACTTTGTAATAATCCAGCAATACCACCAGCATTATTTAATCTTTTTAAAAATCTAGCAGAAGCAGGCCCTTGTGAATCGTTTATTGCATTATATTTAGCTTGTTCCCAGCTATCAATCTTACCGTTTTTATTTATATCTTTAACTTTATATTTTTTTCCCATAATTATCTTGTTTTATCTCTATTGAGATTTTTTATTGCTGTTATTAACACTTTATCTGTATATGTTTTAGCTTTCATTATTGAATTACGTTTTTTACTTACAGGTATATCTTCTTCACCTAGCATAATACGGTACATACGTGCTATTAGTTGTTTACACTTAAAAGAAACTTTATAGATATTATACTTTTGAGTTGTTCTATTTCGTTGCCTCCATGTTACAATCCAATTGTTTTTTACCAATTTGTTCCAGCGTCTGTTGTCCCAACTGTAAGCATACGTACCGATCTTAAAATCCTGTTTAGTAAATAAATCCATACAGTCAAAGTATATTAATAACTCTAGATCTGCATCATTAAGATCATTGTTTCTACAAGCCCACTTTCTTATTAATCTGTAGTGTTTTAACAAGTTTAAATCTCGTACGTCACCAGATTTTAAACGTTTCATAAAACAACAACAACATCTTGTAATTTAATTACAATAAATTTTTCTTTTTCAAATTCAATACCGTGCCCTGCATGACGATCATAAAATATATTATCATCTTTTTTTATAGTTGTTATATCATCACTAACTGATACAACTTTAGCTTTTCTGTATCTTATATCTTCCCTATCTTTTTCTATTATAAGTAAACCACCTTTTGTTTTATCAGTTTTTACTTTTTCAGGAATTATTATTATATTATTACCTACTGCCTTCATTAATTCTTAAATTATTAATTACACAATCAGTTGATAATATTGTTGTAGCTACAGATGCAGCATTAACAAGAGCACTTTTTGTAACAAGTAAAGGATCAATAATACCTGCTTTAATCATATTTACAGTTTTACCTGTAACAACATTTAATCCTTCACCTTTATTTTTAACTAAGCTTTCTGTATAATCTATACCTGCATTATCTAAAATAACTTTAAATGGATATGTTATAGCATTTAATAATACCAGTTCAGCTTCGTTTTTTGTTTTAATATGTTGTGATGCGTTTAAAAGCGCTATACCACCACCAGGTACAATACCTTCTTTAATAGCAGCTTTTGTTGCACATATAGCATCTTCTATTCTATCAGATTTTTCTTTTAATTCTATATCTGAATTTGCACCTACTTTTACTATTGCTATTTTAGCTGATAATCTAGCTAATCTTTTTTCAAGCCTTATAACATGTGCAGGTGAGGGTAAACTTGCTAAATCTTTTTTTACTTTATTTATAAGTGATAATACTTCATCACTTGGATCACCAACTTGTATTATGGTATCTTTTTCATCTGTTGTAGATTTTAAACAACTACCTAAAAATTCTGGTTGTATTAAATCCATATCATCACCTAAGTCTTCATTAATGACAGTAGCTCCTGTAAGCAAAGCTAAATCATCTAATGTTTCACGTTTATTAACACCATATGTTGGTGCATTTACAATATTTACTTTAATATTACCTTTTGTTTTATTCATGGCAAGTGTAGCCATTACTGGTGCTTCTACATCTGCTATTATAAGTAAAGGTATGTTTTTCTTTATAACGTGTTCTAATACAGACTGTATTTGTCTTATATTTTCAACTGGTGATTCTATAATTAAAACAGCAGGTTTTTCAAGTTCTGCAGTTTTCTTTTCTTTATTTGTAATAAAATGTGGATTAGTTAATCCTTTATTATATTGAACACCATCAACTAGCTCTACATCTGTTTCTGGCATTGATGAATGTTCCATCATCACTACACCTGTTTGACCTACAGCTCTAAAAGCATCACCTATAATTTTTCCAAGCTCAGGATCATTATTTGTAGATATACTAGCTATTTGATCAATCATATCACCTTTTACAGGTATAGATATATCTTCTAAATATTTAAGTACTTTTTTAACTGCTTTATTAATGTTTTCTTTTAATTGTCTAGAATTTACATTAACATTTTTTGCTAAACTTATTATAGCATGAGCAAGTACAGTTGCGGTAGTAGTACCATCACCAGCTTCATTTACTGTTTTTCGTGCTGCTTCTTTTAATAAAGTAGCACCCATATTTTCTACAGGATCTAATAAAACTATTGAATTTGCTACAGTAACACCATCTTTTGTAATCATTGGTTTACCTTGATCATCTTCAAGTAATACACATTTACCGCTAGCTCCTAAAGTAGAGCTAACGGCTTGTGTGAGTTTATCAATTCCTTTAAATACTTGATTTTGAGCATTTTTGCCAAAATTAAGATTTTTGACTATTAAGTCTGACATATTAAATTAAATTTGATTAGATTAAAACTATTTAAAGGTCTTAACGACTTTAGGTCCGTTTAAGAATTCAATTTTTTTCTCGTAATGCTGAACTGAAGCATTAACAGCTTCTTCAGCACCTTCGAGTGTTTCTCTACGGGTTACATCGATCCATTGCTCTGCTTCTGGATCTTGGTATTCAGTTTGATAAAAACCGTTAGGTAATTGGGTTATTCGCCAGTTTTTCTTTTCAGCGACATGTTTCCAAAGGGTTTTTGTTTTTTCTGAAACTTGTGGTTGACTACTCCACGAACTAGTCTGGTAATATAGTGTCATAAGGTTTGGGTTTTAATTGTTTGACATTTGGTTATAAAATATATAGTTACTTGTTTTTCTTTGTTTTTAAGTGGAAAAATTATGTTATACCATATTTACCTTTTTGATCATCATATTTAGTATCTAATTCACTTGTTGTAAATATTTTATCATAAGCTCTTATTTCTCCTAAATAACCATAACCCCCATATACACCACCACCATCACTCATTAAATTAATATCAGTATCTGTTGTATATTGTGGTGAAACAGTGGTTGTGCTTGTAACATTATAATTTGTTTTTCCAGGTTGATAACGGTTTATACTCCATTGGTTATTTGGAAAATCATAACCAATAACATACATAAACCAATCAGAAGTAGTAACACTTGCAACATAACCAGAGTTAAAATCTGCATTTCTTGATGTATCATAAACAAAATTATTGAAACCTTGCGTGCTTGGTCTATAATATCTAACAGCGGCTTGTGCTGTACTAGTACCAGTTGTATTTCCATATAAAATAGTATTTAAACCAGAAGTACCTGAGGCAATAGAGCTCATTCTTATCCAAAACAAAAATGTTAATACGTTTCCTGATTTTAAACTTAATGCTCCTCCATGTGTGGCGCTTGGTATTTGAAAATAATCAGCTCTACTTGATAAATCTAAATAAGTTGCGCCATTTACACTTCCGGTAGAAGGAACAGTAGTAACTATTGTTGCATCATAATTATTAGCACTTAAATCAAACCAAGTTGAACCACTTCCAGTCCAAGATAAAGAACTATTAGCATCTAACCATAATATTTGATTTGCTTCTAACTTTGGTGGTTGACCAGGTATATATTCATCTGCTATTTGTTTCCACGTAGTCCCATTATAAAACTCTACAAGCTTATCTGTTGTGTTATATCTAAATTCACCTGTTGAAGGTTGTGGTGCAGAACTAGTTGTAAATTGTATAATTCCACTTGTACCCGCTGTAAATGTTGTAATTTTAGTATTTGCTACAGACGTAGAATCTGTGGTGAATGTTAACACACTAGTTGTTTCTACTATAGTGTATTCATCAGAATATCGTAATATTACAACTCCAGATCCTCCAGATCCTGAACTTCCACCTATAGTTTGATTAGGATGTGCTCCACCTCCTCCACCTGTATTTGCAGTTCCATCTTGAGCATTACCAGTTCCTTCACTTTTGCCTCTACCATTTCCTCCTCCATCGGAACCTGTTCCAGCTGAACCACTTGAAAGATTACTTGAACCACCACCACCTCCAGCGCGTAAAACAGGTGATCCAGTTATAGATGATGATAAACCACTACCACCATTTGTTCCAACACCTAAAGTACTTACAGCAAGGGATGCGCTTCCAGCTCCTCCACCACCAACACCACCTTCTTGATTAACAGTTGCACCTAAAGCATTACCGTCTCCTGCATTAAACCCTTGTGTGGGTGTTACTGCAGTTCCTCCAGTATAAAAATTACCAGCATAATTAGAAGCTCCACCACCTGAACCTCCATCTCCAGGTGCTTGTGCGGAAAGACCACCGCCACCGCCACCTCCACCAGTAGAGGTAATTTGATCAAATATTGAGTCATCTCCATCAGCACCATGATTAGCTGAAGCACCAGTTACTCCAGATCCACCTTCTCCAACAGTTACATTATATGAAGTGTTTGTAGATAACGAAAGAGTTGTTTCTACAGGTTGTAAACCACCGCTAATATTTCCAGATCCAAATGATGTTCTATAACCTCCAGCTCCACCACCACCGGCTCCTCTGTTACCACCTCCGCCTCCACCACCAGCAATTACTAAAAAATCAACACTAAAATTTCCTGGTCTTTCTGCTGTTGTTCCTTTAGGTAATATTACACCTTCTGTATTTTCTGAAGTTAAAGTTTCTCCTGGTAAATCAATTAAAACTGGTGTTGTTATTTTTGTTGACATATTTATAAATTAGTAAAGTCTTTATATCCTGTTGCAGTATAATGTTCCATTTGCCCTAATGTAGTATTACATCTTAACATACCTATTTCAGCACCTGGTTCAGCATCTGCTTTTTGAAAAGTTATATTACCTGAACCCTCTTTAAATACAATAGTATCTGTCGTTCCGTTTGTAAACTTAGTTTGATATGCGACTTCATTATATAGATCTGTAACTTGATCTGAAGATAAAGTTGTATTAAAATATCTAAGTTGATCTATAGCTCCATTCCAAAAATATGATCCACCTTGATATGATCCTATTCTTACATCGCCAGTATTAGTATTTACAGCAGAGCCAAAAGTGTTTGAATCTGCTACAGCTCCATTTAAATACAATATACAACCAGTTCCTGCAGAATCAACAGTTAATACAACGTGATACCACGTATTAAGAGTAATTGATGAAGTAGTAAGTTGTGAATATGAAGGATTATATAATGTAAAATATAAAATAGAACCATTTGTCCATACTCCATAAGATTCAGGACTACCTTTTTGAAACAACCAAGCATTACCTGAATTATTAGAGTTAATCCACAAACTTATGCTTTGAGATGCTGTTAAATCAAAATTAGAATTATCTGGTAAAAATATATTAGAACTTGATCCATTAAGTTGTGCTGCATTTCCATATTTACCAGCTGCATATGTTATATTACTACTTGATACACCATTGTAATTTCCACAAGTGTCATTTATATTATCATTAAATTGATATAAAGCTTGACATCCAGCTCCTGTAGGATAATTGCACGTTGATGTAGTCATTGTAGTTATAGGAGCTACTAATGTTCCATCAACTGTAACACTATTAACTACAGTATTATCATATTTTAATATTACTACACCAGAACCGCCATCACCACCAGTAGAATCTGAACTACCTGTAACGCCGCCTCCGCCGCCACCTCCCGAATTTTCCAAAGCACTTGTTCCTCTTACACCTGCTGTTTGGCTACCGGTTCCACCTCCTCCGGATCCTCCAGTTCCACCTATAACATTACCACCAGTACCAATTGCGCTTCCTGAATCATCTCCGCCTCCGCCTCCGCCGCCTCCGGCAAAAAATACACTTGTTCCACCTACTATTTCACCAACACTAGCATCAGTTGCGTTAGAAACACTTATAAAAGATGTCATATTAGTGCCGCTTCCACCATTACCACTTTGATTAGCTGAACTACTATTACCTACGCCATTTGTGTCTGATAAAGGGTTACCTGACCCACCACCTCCGCCTGTAGCCCATTTATATGATGTATTACTATTACCTCCATTATTGCCTTGCCCAGTAATACCTGATCCTCCAACATAAGCTGTTGAATTACTAAAAACACCAGCTCCTGCACCTGAACCACCTGGTCTACCATCTCCTCTTCTTTGTCCAGATCCACCACCTACCGCTCTTAATCCTGCAAAACCAGAATCAAGACCATTAGGTTGATTATTTGTTAATGTTGTATCTGCTGTAGCACCTTCACCAACTGTTAATACAACAGAGCTTCCTGATGCAACAGATGTTGTACCTGTTAAAAGACCACCAGCACCGCCACCGCCTGATCCACTTCCTGAAGCAGTACCACCACCACCTACAATAAGATAATCTATATCAAATGATGAGGTTGGTTGCTGTGCTGTAGTACCTGCACAACCTTTTAATGCATTTGTAGAACCTGATTGGTTTAAATCGATAAGATCATTTATTACTTTTATTATTGCCATATTTTATTATTCTGAAAATGCCATAAATAAATATTGATTACCTGCATCATTATAACCTGAGTCTGTGGTTACAATTTCAAAGCCATAGTCTAAAAAATTTACTGCAGATAAAGTATCTTCAGTACTAGTAGTGTTTGGGTATAATATTTTATTTCTAGGATTAGTTGTAGATCTTTTATTATCTAATATATACCAATATTTTGTTGTACTTACATTTCTTACAAGTAACCATGCTGGTTTAAATCCTGTATATATTTGGTTACCACTAGTTGTATCAGTTCCTATATAATAACCTATTTGAGAATACCCTGGAATTGAAGCAAAACAATATGCTATATAATTTGTAGAACTATTATTATAATCACTAAAAGTACCATTTATACCAAAAGTAGTACTTGTTATATTAGTCCAAGGAGGATCTGAAGGATAATCAGCCGGTGGAGCATCACTATTAAGATACATATAATAATCAGTACCTGTTGTTGAACTGTATGTAATCCAATTACCTGTAGTATTAAGGGATTTTATAAATATAAGTTCTGGTGTTACTCCTAATCCATGTGGTACTGTGCTTGCTGTACTTGTACCTTGATACTTTATTATACTAAAACCAGTTTCTGTATTAACTGAAGATCCAGTTGGTGTTATAGTTCCTGCTGTAAGACCTGCTGCAGCTGCTGATGCATAACCTGTTCCATTTTTATTAAAAGTGTTTGAATTACCACCTGCTTTCCATGACCAACCTACATAATCACCTCTACCAGAATAATTAACTAAACCAACTGTATCACTACCTAATGTAAAACCAGTAGCATTAAAAGAAGTTAGTGTAGTGTTATTATTTGCCTCTGCATTAGTAGAATTAGGTTGTATGTATTCACCTGCTCCTCTAACTGAATCAAATGATATATGTGGTTCACAGCATTTTTGATAATCTTTAATCCATACAAAATCTGGTTGAAAACCTGTTACAATATTATGTGGTGCCGCTTGATAACTCCATAAATTAGTTGTAAAATTATTAGATGGAATAATACCTACATCTTGACCTGTTTGTTGTAATGCTCTCCAACCTGTAGTACCAGTGTAAACTTCCATTTTACCAGTAGTAGTATTTTCTCTTAAAGTACCTTCAACTGGTGATGCTCCTCCAGTAAATACAATAGTACCTGTGCCAGCTGTAATTTTAATATATTTTTCATCTGTACCAATATTAGTCTCTGTACCTGCGGCACCGCCAGTACCTGCGGTATATGTAGCTGTATGACTATCACTATATCTTAAAATAATAATACCATCACTACCATTACCTCCTACGCCATCTTGACCACCACCACCTCCACCACTACCAGTGTTAGTAACTCCATTTGTTCCAGGGTTTTTATGTTTTCCACCATTACCACCAATACTGCTTCCTCCAGCTCCATTAGATGTTCCTGGATCCCAAGAACCACCACCACCACCGCCAGCATAGAAACTATTTGCTCCATCTATATTATTTTGTACTCCATCACCTCCATTTCCTGGACTATTATAAACTCCTGTAGCTCCAGTGGAACCAGCTCCACCGCCTCCACCACCAGTCCAATCGAGACTACCACTATAACCACCTCCTCCAGCATTACCTTCAGAACCTGTTCCTGCAGCGCCGCCACTAGCACCGGATTTTCCACCGCCACCTCCGCCAGAACCACCTATTTTAGCAACACCTATAGTATTATATCCACCACCACCTCCACCAGTTGCGGTAATTGTAGTTAATCCACCACCAGAAATAAATGAGTTGTCTCCACTAGTACCTGCTCCTGCAGTTGCTGGACTTCCACTTGAACTACCATTTCCACCATCACCTACAGTTACAGTGTAAGTAGTACCTAAAGCTAATGTTACAGTGCTAGCTAAATAACCTCCGGCACCACCACCTCCTCCAGATCCATCAGCACCATAACCACCACCTCCGCCGCCAGCTACAACTAAATATTCTACTGAAACAGAACCTGGTCTTTGAGCTGTAGTACCTGTTGGTATTTCAAGGGCAGTTGTGTCTGCACTTAAATCTATATTATCTGTTATTATTTTAGTGGCCATTAATTATTAGTAAGAAGTTACAAATTCTACTTTTGTTCCAGCTGGTACACCTGTTTGTAAAGTAACAGTAGTACCTGATACACTTGCAATAGCACTTTTGTTTTGATATACACCAGAAACAAATACGTTTACATAATTTATATCTGTAGGAGCTTGACTTAAACCAGTAAATACTGTTTGATTAGCTGAGGCTGTCATTTCATCTTTTACTATACTACCACCACCAGCTGCAGCCCACTGACCATCACCTCTTAAAAAGTTAGAAGTATTACCTGTTGCATCTGGTACGTGTCCTACTTTTCCTTCTCCATCAAAAGCGTTAGAAACTATTGTAACTGTTTTACTAGATTCAGTAACTGATATTGCATCATTAGCACCTGTTGATGTGCCAGATGTACCTGTTGTAAATGTTACAGTATTTCCGTTACTTACATCACTATTATTACTACCATCAGATACAATCCATTTTTCATAACTTATAGGTGCATCGATCCAATCAACACCAGCACCACCACCGCCAAGTGAAGATAATAATTGACCAGCTGAACCTGTACCTCCATTTACATCAATTAAATCAGCATCAAGTTCTAAATCACCAGTAATTTTACCAGCACTACTTATTGTTACTAAACTACCTGTATCTTCAACATTAGAATCAGCTATAGCACTTCCACTGCTCCACTTAGCAACTTTGTTTGCAGTACCACTACCTGTTACAGTACCTGTACCTGCACCAATATAAGTTTTAATTGTTGATAATGTAATTTCTTTAACAGCATTACCTGCAGTAGAATCGTTTATTAATAACTTATCATTATCTACAGCAGAACTTAATAAACTAGGTGCTGCAAGTACTATGTTATTTGCTGTTGTATAATCAGGGGATATTGTGCCTGTGCCTGTTATAGGACCACCTGTTAATCCATTACCTGTTGATACTTGTGTAACACCTGCACCAGTTGCTGTAGCATAAATATTACCACCCATACCAGCACCATGTATATAACATGTATAATACAATGTAGGCGAACCTTGTTGTAATGTTACCCTTAATCTTCTAGTTGTAGCTGCATTAAAGTTAGTTGTATTAACCCAATCAGATTCTGCTGTTACAACATTATCTAATAAATAAACTACACCTGTATTATAAACAGTTGTACTTGGAGAGGTTGTACTTATTACAAGTGGATGATTATTATTAGTAGCATCATCTTGATTTATAAAAAATGTAGTACCTCTAGCAAGATACATATCTTCTTGAGAATTACCATCAACAACAAAAACACCACCTCCAACAGTTATGTTAATACTATTTAAAGTTGTTGAAGTTATAAAACCATCAGTTGTAGCAGCAAACATTTGATTGTCAAAACTTGCTACACCTTTAGTTGTACCAGCATCGGTTGCACCAGCTGTTGCAGGTACTACATTAGATTCAACAGTTGTCCAATCATTAACTGTAGAAGCACCTACACTAGCAGCTGTTTTACATATTACCTGATCACCAACTCCTAATGGTACACTACCATAAAAATCGCCTGCTGTTGTAACTACATATAAATCACCTACTGCAATTGCAACTCTTGATGCACCTGTTGTTAAATTACCACCACTATCTATTGCACCTGTACCTGCATTAAATCCACCTTTAAACTCTACAGATCCAATAAGTGCATTATCAATAGCTGTTTGTACTTGGTCACCAGTTACAAGATTTGTGTTGCTTGCACCTACACCACCTGTTGTAACAGCTGTTATTTCTGGTGTTGTAGTGTTATTTACTATACTAATTGTATTTGGATCAGTAGATGAAACATTTGTAACACTACCTTGTGTATTTGCACTAATTTCTACTTCTGTAGGACTAATTACACTTATATTAATATTGCTACCTTGTTTTATCTTAACTTGTGAATCATCACCTGTACTTGTTGATGTTAAATTTAAATTAGCATCACTACCACTTGTGGCTACACTTAAATCATATTTATCAGCTACTGTTGTTAAGTCTAACCATTCAACTGGAGTGCCTGCACCTTTTGATTGTAACACATATCCACTAGTACCTGTACTACCATTAGCACTAAGCGTACCAGTCATGGTTATATTAGCTGTAGATACAGTACCTGCTAAAAAAGCATCTTTCCATCTAGCAGTACTTGTAACACCTAAGTCTTTAGTATTATCACCAGATGGTGCAAAAGTTTTATCAGAAGTTATCGTTGTACCACCACCTGTTTCTGTTAATGATGAATTACCAAGCGCTGATGTTGTAGACCATATTGGTATTTTGTATTGAGTACCTGATATACCACCTAGTTTATCATTAAATGTATTCCAGTCTGCAGAACTTAAATAACCATCTGTTACGTTATCTGCTTGTGGTATTGATACTGTACCTGTATTTGTTATTGTACCACCAGTAAGTGGTGTATTAAAAGTAATAGACTGTACCCCAACACCGCCTAAGGTTTTAATATAATCAGTTATTGTTTGTAATGAGTAACTTCTTGTTACGTTACTTTGTTTACCATCAACAGTTACAGTAGAAGTACCAATAAGTAAATCTGTTGGCTGTGGGTTAGTTTCTTTGGGGTAGCTATAAATTATTGCCATTGTTTATTATTATTTTATGTTAATGCTAAAGTACCTGTTATAGTAGTTACTACTGTTTGAGATCCATTTAATGTACCACTAGCATTAGTGATAGTTGGACCTGATGTAAAATTATAATTTGCATTTGCAGTGCATGTAGTTGTAAAGCCATAAGCGTGTGAAGTACCAGTTGTTGAACTTGTACTGCCTGTTATATCTCCACCTAAAGTAAATCCTGAACCATCACCACCTGGGCCTTGTATATCAGTTATAACTAATAATGTAGCTGTAATTGCAAATGTAGGATCAGGGGCTATAACACCAGCTAGTGTTTGATTAGCATTACCACCTGGGTTTGTTATTTGACCTGTTACTGTTAAACCTGTTACTGGTGTAGAAAAATAATACCCAACATCTGGTGTTGCTATAGTTTTGAACGTAAACTCTTCACCTTCACAACCTTCATATGTTGCACCATTTGTGTCACCAGATAAAGTATAGTTAGAGCCACCTGTTATACTATTTGTAGTATTAAGTGTCATAGTTTGTGGTGTACATTTATTAGCATCAAGTATTGCTATATATAATGTATTAGGATCTGGAGTACCAATAGCTGCATATTCTGTATCAGTTAAAGTTACTATTTTATTTACCTTAGCTGTTGTATTATATGTATCAGTATTATTTTTAATTGTATTAGCATCACCAGTATCTATATATTGTTGTACTAAAGGCAATGCGCTTGCTGGTATTGTAGCGAATGTAGAAGACTTAACATTGCCTGACGATAGCTGATTAAATGCTATATAATCATTTGATGTAGGTACTGTAGCAGGTGTTGCACCTGAGTTTTTACCTACTAATATATAATTGTTTGAACCATCATATTCTACACCCAGTGTTGGGTTAGAAGTTAAAGTGCCTGAGTCTAATTGTAAACCATTACCAGGTATAGCACTTTGTACTGTACCTGGGTTATTTAGGGCATTTATTACAACATTTCCTACACCACTTGGCGGTGATAAAGAAATATTTGTTCCAGCTACTATTGATGTTACACCGTCATTTGTAATAGTTACATCTCCTGTAGCTTGATCCACACTTATTCCTGTACCTTCAATTAGACTCGATACAGCACTTGTTGGTGAAGGTATAGTTACAGTAACATCATTACTTGATCCTACTGTTGCAGTTACACCGGCACCTGTAAAATTAATACCTTCTACCGCTGTTGTTATACTAGCACCTTCATCTAAAACAGCAATATTTGGTGATCCTGTACTTGTAGCTGGCGCCCAAGTATTATCACCTCTTAAAAAAGTTGTACTTGATGGTGTACCTGTTGCGGACAGTGATGCTGTTAAAGTACCACTGTTTGTAATAGGACCACCAGTTATATTTATAAAAGTTGAGTTAGCAGTTGCTACATTTGTAACTGTACCTGTACCTGAGTTAGCGGTAACAAGTGAAGCTAAACTTGCTATTGTATAAGTTTTTGTAGGATTGCTATCATTTTTTATAGAAGTACCGAGTAATAAGTCTGACGTTGTCGGTGTTGCTTCTACTGGATAACTATATATTATTGCCATTTTTATTCGTTAATTGTTATTACTATATTATCACCTTGACTTAAACCTGTAATGTTTACACCTGAACTTTGTATTACAGTAGATCCTGGCGTCCAAGTTCTATCATATATACCACCTGCTACAGTTCCACCATTTAATGTTGTTGTAAAACTACCTGAATATTGAGGTACATTAGGTGGACAACCCCAACCAGAGCATCCATATCCAGATGGATAACAAGCAGGTAAAGATGAAGTACTACACCATTGTGCGCCTGATCTTGTAACTGAAGCACTTATTGAACCTCCATTAAATACTGGTACTGTTGTTATATCATTATAAGAAACACCAGATGATGTACATGTTGCTGTAGTAGAACCTCCATTATAAGAAAATACTACAGTATAAGTTACATTAGAGCTTAAGCTTGGACTTACACTAATATTAACTGTTTTTCTAGCAACTGCTCCTGCTGTTACAGACCAATCTGAAGTAAAAGGTGAACCAACTGAACTACTTTCTGTACCTACTAGCGGTTTACCATTTGTATTATTAAAATTAACTGGTGTTGAAAAATAAAAAGCATTATCACTTAATGTTACTGTAGGTCCTGTACCAGGTGGAATTGTATATTGTGAATTAACAGCAACTTGTCCACTACCTGCGGTAGGTGTAGGTGAAAATGTTAAAGTAGCACCAACACTGTTTGTTATACCATAATTAGGACTACTACCAGCATAATTCATATTAACCTCATAATTTGGTGCTGGTGGATTATATGCTATTGTACCTTGCGCGTATACGGTTTCTGTAGCATTACCACCTGAAGGAGAAATGCTACCACTTACTGAACTAACAGGACTAGATCCTCCTGGATCAGAACTAAAAGATATTGATCCACTATAATACGTACCACCTATAGAACCAGTTAAATTATTCCAACCATATGAATCACTTGCTGCTAATATTTGAGGTATTGATTCATTATAACCAATTGGTGCTGTAGATGTAGCACTAAATGAAAGATTTGCACCTGATAATGTTCCGCCTCCTGTAAAAACTAAATTTGATGTATTAAAATTTAATGTAGCTGTATATAGTGGTTGTGATAAACTTCCTGTTACAGTAACATTCCAAGTCATTGTAGATTGATTCAATGCTGTTCCAGATAAACCAGGAGTAAAAGTTGGACCAGAAGAAAATTGATAACCATTTATTGCAGTTAATTGTGTATTAAAAGAAAATTGAGTTCCTTGTTGAACTGTTTTTATAGCTCCACTTGCATCAGTACCTGGTGTAACTTGCCAATTACCCGAAGGAGTTGTATTATCTATTAAATTTAATGTTACATCACAATTACTAATTGGTGGTGGATCTAATACAGCAGTTATAGTTTGTGTTTCAGTTGCATTACCAGATATTGTACCAGTTGTTATATTACCACTAGGCCCTGATACTAATGTATACCCATTTATAGCAGTTATTGTAGTTCTAAATGTATAGTTTATACCAGCAACACCTGTTATAGAGCTTGCTGTTACAAAACCACTACCATCGTCTACTTCTGTTAATATACTATATGCACTAGCTGGAGCAACACTACCTGATGATAGTGTTACATTTGTCCAACCAGAATATACTAAATTAACTGTGTATGTTGTACCTGGTCCTAAAATTAAATATAATGTGTTATTGTCACAGTTTACGCCAGGACATATAGAATTATATTCAGCTAGTGTTAATGTAACTACTTGTGTATTTTTCCATACATTTGTATATGTATCGATATTTTTTATCTTACCATCATCAGCAGTATCTACTGTCGATGTAATAGATGTTAATGCTGTGTTTGGTATAGAATTAAATTTTGCCGTTTTTACTACACCTGTAGTTAATTGATTAAACGGTATAAAATCATTTTCAGCTGATGTATCTGTCCAATTGTCTTCTTGACCTTCATCTGGTTGAGATCTTATATAATTATCAAGACCTGCATAGTCTACATCAACAATTGCATTTGTAGTTGTGTTTGTTACATCTAAACCAAAACCTTCATTTACTGCTATTAATGTACCGGCATTAGCTCTTGTTGATACTGTAACATCACCTTTAGTAGAAGATAATGTTACACTATTACCTGCTGTTAGTTGCGTAACACCAGCATTAGTTACTGTAACATCACCTGTAGATGGGTTTGTTGTAGTAGTACCTGTTGCTGTAATTCCAACACCATTTACAACTGAATCAACAGAAGATAATAATCCTGGAATATCTATTGTTACATTGTTATTTGTTGCAGACGCTGTTACACCAGTTCCTACAAAATTCCAACTTTCTGTATCAGTTGTTATAGTATTACCAAAACCGTTATAAGCGGTTGATATATCAGTGGGCGTGGGACCAGGTTGTGACCAAGTCCCATCCCCTCTTAGGTAGGTGAGTGTCGAGGGAGTGCCACTGGCAGACAGACTCGCTGTTAGGGTACCCGTTGTGGTGATCGGTCCGCCTGCTATTGTAATAAAATCTGAATCAGCAGTAGATATAGAGGTTACTGTGCCAATACCAAGTGCAGCTAGTATGGTATTTACTATCTCACTTACCTTGAAGTTCCTTGTTACATTCTCTGTACTCAAGTCCGATGCTATTAAATAGTCGGTGAGCTTCAGGGTACCTGACGAGTAACTCTTAATTATTGCCATTTATGCTAAACTATGCGCTTATCGCCTAAATATATTTCTGAAATTTGCGTTGTCCCTACATAATAGACCACTCCGGTCATATTTGTGGCACCTAAATGTATACCTGCTGCCATATTATTTTTACTTTAAAGTGTATACTTAATATACTTACAGAAAAACACCTTTTTTTACGCAAAATGCATGATATTTACACTTATGTGACACTAGGTAGTTACTTATAGGATCTTTATTAGCTATTGTCATTAAAAATTGGTTGCAAATATAGGAGTATTGTGTTACCCCTATGTTATTGATTATCAATTTGTTATACAAAACAGTTTTTATTACCCCCACCACCCCCTTTTTCATGACATTTTGTCAAAACTTTTTGACTTTTTGTCATATATTGTACAAATCTTTTAGTTTTTTTCTATAAAATATACTAATTTATCTATACTATAAAATCTATACAATTATATTTAGTATTATGACAACTTGACATATAATATTATGTTAATGACAATGTGTCATAGTGGTATACATTCAATATAAAACTATTATATAAATAATTTTACACCTTTTTATTTACAAATTAAATACAACATCATTCGGATAATATAATAAAATTAAAACATGAAAAAATTATATTCAAAACATTATCAAACAAAAATATTAAATATTAAAAAATTAAAAATTAATAATAAAAAATATATTGGATTTAAATTAAACGATTTATTTTTAATTAAAAATTCAAACGAAATTATCGAATTTAATTATAAAGGTTTTTCGTTTATAAATATAAA